CTGAATCTTAATTATTCATTTTTCATCCAGTGTCCAGAAAACTGGGTACATATCATATCCTTGATTGGTTGCACAGGGGTTTGTTTTTGTTATTCGTCAAAAATATTTTCGACTGGAGCAAAGGTGATGCTTTCCATAAATCATTTGCTCACTCCATTTCTTCCAGTAACTCTTTTGCATGATTAAGCACGTCGTTGGTAACAACCTTGCCGCCACGATTCAGTAACAAGAACACACGCAACGTATCTTTCCTAGAAAGATTCCGCAAATCTGCAATAGCAACAGCGGTCTCATCAAATGTTCTCTTGTCCTTTTTAGAGAGTTCACTATACAGATATCCTTTGTAACGGAAACGATCTTCGTAGAATGCAGTCAGCGTCAGAAGTCTCTGCTTTCCATCAATGATTTCATAAAGGTAATTCTGATTTTCATTCCATTCGTCCATATCAATATTTTTTAAAACGAATCGACCAATTTCACCGCCCATAAAAATTGTTTCAAGAAGCAGTTTACGGTCATCATCCGTCCAAACAGATCCACGTTGATAGCTCGGATTACAATTGATGCCAAAGAAATAGTATCTGTGAAGTAAAGATTCAATAGTCACGTTTGAGTAAGAAATCTTAATATCTTCATTCTTTGTCAGTTGAGATTTCTTCTCAACACCTGCTTTACGAATGTTAAACCACGTTTCGTACCTATATCCATCATCATAAGAAACACCGTAATATAAACCACTGTCGCAGACTTCATCAATCTTGCATCCGCTAAGATTACCAATCTCTACGGCATCTCCCACATCATAATAGTATGTAGGCTCACCAGCACGGCTTGCCATCTCAGGAAGCTCCGTAAAAGCAGGCGACTTACGAGCTACTTCTTTCGGCGTTAATTGCATTGCTTCTACCGTTTTCCTTCTCGGCATAACTATTTCCTCCTAAATCCTAGTTTTATCTGTTAAGCAGTTCTTTGATGTAAAGCGTCTCAAAATTTTTCAGATGAGGATGTTCGCTTCGAGCCATCTTTTCTGCCTGTTCTTCAACACTCAAAATGCTTTCAAAGTCATCATTCACATCAACAACATAGCACATACATTCATGGTCGTGCTTTTCGTTCCATCCTTCAAAAAGAGCAACAAACTTTTTCATATTGTCAATCCTCCAAGAAATCTTCCAATTCAATCTTCCCATCTGCCGCAGCAGCAGCCAGAGCGTATACGAACTGCCCGATGGTCATTCCGTGCCGTCTAGCTTCACGGTTGATGTACTTGCGTTCCTCCTCGCTCATAAGGATGGTAATGCGCTTAGAACGTTTGCCATCACCGCTTGCAACACCCTGATGCGATTCCGGCATCGGGATTTTTTTCTTTGTCAAACCAGCTTCTACTAGTGCGCCGGGAAAATCGCCTTTTTCGATAAGACGTTGAACTTCCTTTTCCTGCTTCAGCTCCTTCGGCTTACCTTCGCCTAACACGGCATCATTCGGCTGTCTTTCTCTGTCTTTGGCTCGCTTCGGCTTAATACTGCTTAATTCCGCTTCACTTGGCTGTGCATGGCTGTCTGTGGCTTCACTAGGCTTAATTTGCTCCTGTTCGGCATTATTCGGCTTTGTTTGGCTTACTTCTTCTTCCTTTGGCTCACTTCGGCTTAATGTCTGCTCCGAAAAAACAGGCTGGAAGTCAAACCCGCCCAACAAGCCGGATGTTTTTTTGCTGGTTGACTTCACTTTTCTTCCTCCGTTTGGACATGTGAGCCTAATTTTTTTTCATCCCTAAGCACTTTATGGCAGTATATTTCAAATTCTTCGATGTCCCTTCTTCTCGGATAATTACTCCAACGTCCAAAAGCACTTACAATAGTATCAAAGCTTTCCATTTTTATCCTCCTCTACAATTTTCTTCGCCAACACCTTGAAATCCTCCGCGCTGGTACTCTTTGCCGTATCACCGATGAACAGGCTGTGACGCTCTGCCTGCGCCTTACGAACGCCCATAGACGGTCTAATCTTCACGTCAAGCAGCTTTGTTCCCATGCTCTGCGCAATCACAGGGAGCTGCTCCACAACCTCTTTGGACAAGTTCTCACGGCTCTTGTACTGGTTCAGAAGCAGACCTTCAATCTTCAAAGTCGGATTGAAGTATCTGCGAACATCACCAATGGTCTGCGAAAGCTGGCTTAGTCCGGCAAGCGCATAGCGGTCTGCTGTGATGGGCACGATGATGCTGTTGGCGGCGATCAGAGCGTTTACAAGTGCAAGACCGAGCTGCGGGGGAGTGTCCAAAACAATGTAATCGTACCATTCTGACACGGATTCCAAAGCTTCACGCAGCCGGAAGTTCTTGCCAATGTCCCGGACAAGCTGCTCGTCAATGTCCTTCAATGCGCTGTCTGACGGCAGAATGTCACCAGCTTCACAGTGCTGGATTCCCTCTTCCACCGTGCCCTGCCGGGTCATTACATCGAACAAAGTACACACATCCTCTGTCTGCGCTCCGTAGGTGTCTGTTGCGTTACACTGGGCATCGCAGTCCACCAGCAACACCTTCTTGCCAAGCAACTGCAACGCACCCGCCAGACAGGTGCTTGTGGTGGTCTTTCCTGTGCCGCCCTTCTGATTGGCGACAGCTATGATTTTTGCCATTTTATCACTCTTTCTTTATTTGCTGTGTATGACTACTTCAAGAAGCTATCATCAAACGTAGCATAATCGTCAAGGTCTGCATCTTTCAAAACTGAGTACATATAAGCGCCGGGGTCTTTTTCGATTTTGTCAAGCCGCTCACTGACAAGAACCCTATAAGCGTTTTGAATGATATTCACAACAGCTTCTTTTTTCTTGTTAGGCTTGATGTTCGGATACTTCTCCGGCAATCTCTTTGCCACCAGCTTTGCGGTCAAGATACACTGGCTTTTAGACATCTCCGGCGCAATAGATGCCCAATCCACATCCTCGTATGCGCCGCTGCGGGGCTTTCTGGCAGGTCGTTGGCTCTTTGGAACATCTTTTAACTCTACGCTTTCAACCTCGTTAGCTTCCACGTCTATGACTGGCTCATTAGACTTGAAAGCTACATTGAACTTCACAGCAACCGCATTGCGACCTCTCATGACCTTGTCATATTCAACGCACAGGTCTGATACTTCGTTTATTTCAGCTACCGCAATATCAATGACACGCCGCCTAAGATGCTTAAACTCTTGATAGCTAGGTTCTCTTGCGCCAAGTTGTTCCCTTAATCTATCCAACGTAATTTCGGGCTGGCTCACGCCACGTCCGATGAACTCTCGGAGAATTGAATACAGCAAAATGCTATACTGCGATTTCATATTCGCTGTGTAGCGCAAGCGGTACTTGACATATCCACGCTCTGCAATGTCGAAGAAAACAGGTTGCAGAAGCGGATTGCAACACAATGACACAGTAATATTCATCAAACTAGGTTCAAAGTTTACCGTTGCTCTACTGAACAGGGGATACAAGTCAAACGAGCCTGAACCGTCACCTCTAGGGACTTCAACGGAGTTGTCGATGAAATGCTTGACCTGTGCTTTCAAATTCCTAGAGTTTATTTTCAACCCCAAAAACTCGCAATACTCTTGTAACGTAAACTGAACCGTTGAAGTTTCAGGGTCTCTCGGATTGATACGGCTAAGATACACTTCAAGTAACCGTAGTTCTCCTGCTGTATAATCAGTGAACTTTGCCCAAACAAGCTGTCGGCTCTTTTCAACCAAATTCCCGCCTTTAATATCGGACAATCTTATCACGTCTCCTCTCGTATAAGAGTATATCACAAATAGGTGTACAAATCAATAACAAGTGTACACCTATTTCCACTTTTTGTACACCTAACTGTCCACATTTTGTACACCTATTTCCACAATCTGTACACCTATCTCCATTTTTTGTACACCTCTTTACATTATATAAAACAAGACTATTAACAAGATTATAAAATAACTTCTACTAATAGCAGAAGAAGAAAATTTTCCACAAAATCTTTTCTTTCTCTTTTAAAAAGTGGAAAACGCAAAGCGAATACTGCTAAATAAACAGATGTTCAGCATCCGAAAGGTCGAAACGCTTAACGGTTAGGTTTACCTAACGTGTACAAAAAGTGGACGAAAAACTTTTAAGCCAATGTTATGGGGGACAGATTGACAAGCCAACCAATCGCAAACAACAAATTAACGCAAATTCGTTATTTATTCCGCTCGAATGTTGTCAATTTACAGCCTATGGGGGACGGATTGACAAGGTAAATTTTCCCGATAGGTGTACAAAAAGTGGACAAAATGTTCTTCAAAAACTGCGATAATTCGACAATCAGCGCAAAATGTTTTTTTCGTTGATGGTATAAGAGTCGTTTCGCTTCATCGCCGCAGCTTCCCCACAGTCCTGTGCCTGATACAAAATCTGCATATTGGGTTGTGTTCCGTCTGGGTCTGGGTCAGTTTTGGTGGCCTGTGCCATTTCATAATGACCTGTGACGGTGCGGCAGACGGATACACGATCACGCAAAGTCGTATGAAGGTTGGCTACCATTTCGCACAGAACGGCAAGGTAATCTGAGCCGTGATTGCCATAGATCAGATAGCACAGTAGGTCAATTTCTTGCGGATGGGCTTCTTTGATATGCTCTATCAGTGCATCCCTCTTTCTCTCGGTGCTGGCATCGCCAGCCAGACTTTCCAATAATCCAGGATGCAAACAAGTGTCTATGTACGGCTTGGCCGCAACGCCGCAGCACACAAACCATTTTATGATAGTAGAAGCATCTGGGGTCATTGTTCCTTGCTCATAACGAAAAATGGATGTCCGGCCTACACCCATTTTGTTCGCAAGCTTCTGTTGGCTAAGTCCAGATTCCGCTCTTGCCATCTCTAACGCTTTTGCCACTCGTATCCTATAATCATCCATAAATACCCCTCTTTCGACAAAATGATACAAAAGCAAAGAAATTCAAATGATATATTGTTCAAAATGTGAAACAATAATTGAAAAAAGTCGCTGTTCCATTGAAACAGCGAGATGTGGTATAACTGTATTGTCAAAAAATTCCAAATAGAAAGGAAACACAAAATGAAAGAAACTGTAATCTGGAACCATGAACGTATGCCGATCATCGATGGAATGCCCGCCAGCGTTCCCGATGGGCAGCCACACACACCTGAACCATGGGAGGAAAGCTAATGAACCGAACCGTAGATGCTCTGATTATTCCATACTCTCGTAGACGGACGCTGGAGCTTGTCCTGAGCCTTTCTGGGTACGAAGCTGATAAAGATGCTTACCTCGAAGCAAAAGGCATCCTAGAACGCGCCGTAGCCGCCTTAGACAATGGGCAAGACCCGGCAGATAACATCGAATGCATTGACGGACAGCTCGTAGAGCTGTGATTGGAGGAAAGATGGATAGGCGTTGTCCCTTTTGACTTGAACGCTCGTGGCTTCCCCGATGAAAAGTAACGGATGTGAAGAAAACGTTCGATTTTTACGAAGTTGTTCAAACTGCATTGACTATACAACTGAAAGATGTATAATCGTATCAAATGAACATTCGTATTTACTGATTGGGAGGATATGTCACAATGAGTGAACAAGAAAGAGCCAAGATTGACCGATTTATTGCATGGCTGCTGGAACACCCTGAAAAGATTCCGGCAGCTAAAGAAATAATAGCTAACTCATGACAAAACCCCTTGCACATAAGGCTACCGAAAGCCCGGCGCAAGGGGTTTTATTTGTACCGGGTCAATCCTTACAGACTTTCATCAGTTTTAAAAACCGGCTAGAATCAGATTTTACGGTTTCAGTTCCGCTGTGGCCATCTTCATACGTCACATAAAACGTGACGCTGGTTTTAGATTTTGCAGATGCTGCTCCGTAAACAGCACCGGGCAAACCGGCAATTGAACTTCCAATGGCAGTGCGGATGGCAGCGCTCCCTGCCTTTTTGCTAGTGTTGGAAACGATAATTTTTGCTTTTATAGGGTTATGCGCAGCCCTAATTTCTTCTCTTTCCTGCGCCGCTTCCATTTCTGCTTGAACTTTTTGTGCTTCTTTTTTGGCTCTTCTTTCTGCTTTTGTGCCAAAGCAGGCCTGCCACTTGTAACAGCAAAGAACAATTCCAGTGAGACCAACAATAGCGCTGGGTGTCCCATGCAGGTTGCAAGAAAAAACAAGCAGTCCAATGCCGCCAAAGAAAACTGCCTTATCTAAGTTCGTTCCTTTCATTGGCATCCCCTTCACATTGTTTTGATAAGCTTCATCAAGGCTTCGCGCTTTTCTTTTGACATCTCCACCAACTTCTGCTCAATCCATTTGATATCCGCATCAACTTCGCTTTGCGACTGCTGGGGCGGGTTTTCTTTTTGCTCGCCAGTGAGAAGGTAATCTACAGTAACGCCAAAGTACTGCGCCAACTTAACTGAATTTTGATTTGTCGGCTTTGCATCGTTTCCGAAACTTGCTTCTGTTCTCCAATAACTATAAGCGGATTTTGGGACGCCAGCATCGGTTAAAGCACGAGATGGCTTTACTCCCTTTTCTTCGCATAGTTTTACGAAATTGTCAAAAAACACAAAACTTACCTCCAGTGCTTGTACAAGATGACAAAGTTCTACCACTTGAACAAAAACACTTGAAAAGTTCTACTACTTGTGCTTTAATAAAGATACCGAGTTCAATCGGCAGAACAAATTAAAGGCTTTGAACAAATAGAAGAACGTTCGATAATGTTTTTGCTTGACACCATAATATTATCATATTCTTTCAAAAAGTTCAAGTACTAGAACAAGAAAGGAGAAAAAATTTGCTTCCTAAGTGGACAGGCGATGTTGTGGGAACGCTTCACGTTAACAACATCGAAATCAGAGAGCTTGCTGCAAAAATGGGATGCGCACCGGAATACTTGGGAAAAATCCTGAACGGTAAGCGTGAGCCTAAAAATGCGGAAGCTAAGGTGAGAGAAGCTCTGGAAGAGCTGTTGAATGAAAGAGAGGGAAAATGAGCGACATTGTCTTATCTATGCAAAGCGGCGAACCGGTAGCATCCAGCCGCCAGATTGCCGAGAACTTTGAAAAGCGTCACGATCATGTGATGCGTGACATCGATGCAATCAAAAAAGATGTCCCCAATTTTGGGGAGATGTTCTTTGAAACCACAGCGCCGGACAGCTACGGCAGGGAACAGAGGGCTTACCTGATGAACCGTGACGGTTTCACCCTGCTGGCTATGGGCTTTACCGGCAAGGCTGTTCTTGAGTGGAAGCTCAAGTACATTGCAGCGTTCAACGAAATGGAAAAGAAACTGACAGAACAGCCGCAGCTCACCCGCTCGCAGCTCCTTGCAACTGCGCTGATCGCAGCGCACGAAGAGCTGGAAGAGAAGGACAAGCAGATTGAAACCATGAAGCCGAAAGCGCTTTTCGCTGACGCAGTTTCAGCAAGCAAAAAATCCATTCTTGTTGGTGAGCTTGCAAAGCTGCTTTCGCAAAATGGCATTAACATCGGACAGAACCGTTTGTTCGACTGGATGCGAAAGAGCGGCTACCTCATTAAAGACCCGAAACGAAGCGACTACAACTTGCCTACGCAGCGTAGTATGGAGATGGGGCTGTTTGAAATCAAAGAGACCACGATTCAACACAGCGACCACATTTCCATTAACCGCACTCCTAAGATTTCCGGTCGCGGCCAAGTCTACTTCGTAAACCTCTTCTTGAAAGCAAAGAAAATCCAGAAAGCGGAGGACTGAACATGGAACAGATTATCACCTTAAAGGTAGACCTAGAGCGCCCGGACGATGCGAAGTTCGCCATTGACAAGGCTGTGGAAGCCTATGAGGAGAGCAAAAAGCACTGGGACGCTTTTGAACTCAACGAAGCCAAAAGCAAGGCGCAAAATATCTTGCGCATCCTGTGCGACGATGGTTGCAGCATAATCTGGACGGTCACTGAAGGCGCTGTTGCGTTGACAATCTGGAACGATTCCAGAGAACCAAGCGTTGGTCAGTGCTATATGACCGAAGAAGGGCTGCATGATATCTGGGTCGAAAAGCTGGTTGCGCTGTGCATTGCCACAGGCCGGGAAGTCCCGAAGTTCATCACAGACAAGGCTGGTGAGTGCTGGTGACGAATTTTCGCAGGGCGCAAAGCCGCAAGCGCAGACTGAAGCTGGCAATGGCTATTGGCGTGTCAAGAAACGATGCCAACAAGGTGCTTTGGATGGAGAAGACCATCAATCAGTGCTTTGAGCGCCACAATCGGGAAGCCAGGTTGAAAGAGGAAATGCAACGTGAAAATTAAATATTGCGAGCGTTGTGGTCTATTTCTTGGCTTAGTAAACCCTACAAAGAGATATTGCTCGGAGTGCAAGCACAAAATAGACAAGGAACGTGACAAAAAGCGTAAAAAAAGCGCCCACAGAACGAAAACGCAAGAGCTAGAGAAACAAGAAAAAGCGTTTCCGTCTATCGGAGAAGTTCAAGCGCTTGCTGACAAGCTCGGCAAACACTACGGCGAAGTATCAAGGATGCTTGCGTCAGGAGAGATGACTTATGAACGGTAAGTACTACGGAAAACGAGAAATCCGCTGGCACAGCCGGGAGAAAGAGCGGCTGGAACACATCAACAAGCGAAAGGAGAAAAATGAAAGCACTTGTGGAAATCGCCCTAATCTGGGGCATCATTCTGGCGTTGATTCTTGCAGCGTTCCTTTTGAACCTGTGGCTGGTACATCTCATTGAACTACTGGTCGGCGCAAAAGGCACATGGGGGATCATCGTGGCAGCCGCTGTAATGGCAACCGGATGGATTTTTAATTTTGGCAGCAAAAAGGAGAGCAAATGAAAACTTTGAAAGGAGCAGCGTTGTCAATGATCGGTTTGGCTTCGGCAATTGCAGCAGTCGGCTGCGGTGATGCGATTCAAGGATGCCAGACCACAGCGCAGATGCTTGGCTGGGTGATCGTGTCGTGCGGGCTTCTCGCAACGGCTATCTTGCTGTGTGCGTTGGCTGTAAGTGCAGAAGAGGACGAACGCAGCGAATGCGAGCGCCGTAGAATCAAGCGTGTTGCCCACCACACCAATGAGTGGAGGGATGCTTGATGAAGTGCCCGTTATGCGGTAGTGACAACATTACAACGGTTGACAGCCGGTCTGACCACGACAGTATCGTTCGCAGAAAAAAGTGTCTTGTCTGTAACCATCGGTGGTCTACCATCGAGATTGACAAAGACCAGTGGTACAGCGCACTGCAAATCAAAGAGGAGCGCAAGAGAGGGAGACCAAAAGATGATTAACCTTGACAGATTCGGTGGCGTGACAGAGCCGGATGATGGCGTGTATTTCCTAACCCGTGAGCAGGAAGCAGAAGCCAAAGAAGCTGACCGGCTGGCAGCGATCGAGGACTTACAGTCTGAGATTGAGGACAGGGAAGCAGAGCTGAAAGACCTCCGTGCGCAGTTGGCAGACCTGATGGCTGGCTGATTTTGTACAGCCAAGTTAAGCCGAAGTAATAACAATAAAGCCTAATGAAGCCGAAGAAAGGAAAGAAAAATGGCAGTATTAGTAATGGTCTATGGTCATTCCGGCAGCGGAAAGTCCGCTTCGCTTCGGAACTTTGACCCGGAACAGGTGGCGGTTATCAACGTGCTTGGCAAGCCGCTTCCGTTCCGTAGCAGCATGAAAACCTATATCACCAACGACTACGGCAAGATTGATGCCGCAATCCACAGCACCAAGCGTAAGTCCATCGTCATTGACGATGCCACCTACCTTATGACCGGCGAGTTCATGCGGAATGCAAAAGTCGCCGGATACCAGAAGTACACCGACATGGCAGCCAACTTCAATGCCTTGCTGATGCGGGCGAAGGAGCTGCCGGATGATGTGATTGTCTACTTTTTCGGACACAGCGATAAAGGCGAAGACGACAAAGAAAAATTCAAAACCATTGGAAAAATGTTGGACGAAAAAGTCTGTGTGGAGGGGTACTTCACCATCGTTCTGAAAACCGTTGTGCAGGATGGGCGATACCTGTTCAGCACCCGCAACGATGGGATGGACACCGTGAAAACCCCTCTGGGGATGTTCAACGATGCGCTGATTGAGAACGACCTCGCCGCCGTAGACAAGACCATCCGTGAGTATTACAACATCCCGGTTCAGCCGGATAACAAAGGAGAGTAACAGATGAAGAACATCAACTGGAATGACGTACAGGAAGCCACCAAACGCCGTGACTTGCCTGTTGGCGGCTATATTGCCGGTATCTGCAAGGCAATGGACGAGCCTGCAAAAGAACGCCTGAACATCGAGTGGGAAGTCGCAGAGGGCGAGTTCAAGGGATACTGGCGTGAGCAGACCGCTTCCCTTATTGAGCGTGGCAAGCTGAATCCGGGCGAATGGGCATGGGGTGGCAAGACCATCAAGAGCTACAAGGAAAAGGCACTGCCGTTCTTCAAGGGCTTTATCACCGCTGTTGAGCAGTCCAATCCCGGCTACAAGTTCAACAACGATGAAAAGACCCTGCGTGGCAAGCTGGTCGGCGTGGTTCTCCGCGAGGAAGAGTACATGGGCAACGATGGGAACATCAAAACGAAGCTTGTCGTTGACCGTTTCACCAGCGTGGACAAGATTCGTTCCGGTGACTATGAGGTCAGACCGAAGAAAACGCTGGCTGGTGGGTCTGGTTCTTCGCCTGATACCGGCGACTTTGCCGTAATTCAGGACAGTGAAGATTTGCCATTCTAAAATAACGCATCAACGTAAATTTCAGAAAGAGTGATAAGATGAGAAAAGAAATCGAAATCAATGTTAAGCACATGGTTTCACCTGATGCAACAAGTTGTGCATACGGAGAGGATGTTGATGGATATGTAATGGCTTGCCATTATCACGTCCGAAGAAACAGAACACACGGAAGAAAGGCTCCTATGGAATTTGACCTTCCTAAATGTCTTTTGTTTGAGTGCTGGCTTGATAAGCCGTTTCATAAATGCGAAGCCTGTAAACAAGCTTGCAAAGACAAAACGGACTGACCGCCTACCTTATATAAGAGCTGCGCTATCTGGCTGGACGGGCGTTTGGAAAGATGAAAGTTTTAGTTGCCTGTGAGGAATCGCAGGAAGTCTGTAAGGCGTTCCGGGCAAAAGGTCACGAAGCTTACTCATGCGACATCCAGGAACCGTCCGGTGGGCATCCTGAGTGGCATATTCTTGGAGATGCGCTCAAGGCTCTGGAGGGGGGGCAAATCGTGACGATGGACGGCGTAGTGCATGAAGTCGGCAAGTGGGATTTGCTCATTGCACACCCGCCTTGCACACATTTGGCCGTATCTGGTATGAGGTGGTTCAAAGAAGGGAAAAAGCCGTTGAGCTTGAAATACGAAGCGGCGGCTTTCTTTATGAAATTTATCGAAGCAGATATTCCGCATATCGCAGTTGAAAATCCTGTAAGCGTAATGTCAACGCTGTACAAAAAGCCGGATCAGATCATAAATCCGTGGCAATTTGGGCATCCAGAGCAAAAGAAAACTTGCCTTTGGCTGAAAGGATTGCCAACTTTGAAAGAAACCGACAATGTGTACAAACTTATGATGACACTTCCGATAAAGCAAAGAACGAGAATTTGGCAGATGGGAAGTGGCCACGCAAAGGAACGGAGCAAAACTTTTCCAGGCATTGCAAAAGCAATGGCTGAACAGTGGGGTGAATTTGAATGATTACCTGTTGTCTCAACTGCACATCACGCTGCACAGCTTGCCACGACACTTGCGAGAAGTACAAGGCAGAGAAGAAAGACTTTGAGGAACGCAAGGCGTTCGTGTATGAGTTGAACCACAGACAGAGCGTGTACCATCGCAACTACGAGGACAAGCACCGGGAACGTGGTAAGAAGCGGTTTCTCGGAAGTGAATTTAGAGGTGAACGAGGATGAGAAATCCGTCTAAGAAAACGATGAAACATATCGTATCTGTCTTAGATAGCCATTGTAGATTCGATTTGAATAAACAGATTTTAGTTCCGTTTGAAAGCAGCCCACTTTCTTGCATTTGGTATGGGTTCAAACCACATAGCGGTAAGAAGATGGTTGGCTATATCCTGAAAGACGGTTACAAGTATCCGTGCGAAAAATCTATTACCCGAAACGGATTGATGGTGGAAATCAAATACCCGGAACAGATTTTCGCGCCCAGAGCATCATCCCTTGAGCTGGCAAAACAGATGACAGAAAGAATGATTAAGAGAGGAATGCTTTATGTTTATCCATACACATGGAGAAGAAAACGATGGACGGGTTGATTTATGAACACCGGCAAGCAGTTTGAAGCGGACTTCAAGGCATCCGTCCCATACGATGCGTGGTGCTACCGGCTGAAGGACAGTGCCGCCACCTATTACGGCGGCAACGAGAACCTGTCCTTCTCCATAGACAACATCTGCGACTTCCTTGTGTACCGTTACCCGATGAACCACCTGTTTGAGTTGAAAACCATCGAAACGCCATCTATCCCTCTGGAAAAGGTGTTCGGCAAATACGACAAGGCAAAGTGCAAATACCGTAAGGAAAAACACATCACTGATATGGTGGATGCAATGGGGTACAGCGGTCAGACCGCCCATGTGATAGTCAATTACCGGGCTGTCAACCGCACCTTTGCAATCCCTGCCAACAAGGTTCTGGCGTTCCGATACAATGAGAGCCGCAAAAGCATCCCTTGGCAGTGGGCGGAACAAGAGGGGATAGAGGTCAAAGCAAAAAGGCTTCGTGTTCATTGGCGGTATGACGTGGATGCGCTGCTGAAAAGATTGGAGAAAGAGAATGCCAAATTGGTGTGAAGGAAAGCTCAAAGTCCGTGGGAATCCCGAAAACATCGTGCGCTGGTTTACGGATTGCGTGACTGTTTATGACCGCCCCTATTTCGACAAAAACAAGTTTCCGAATGGAGAGTGGGTCTACAACAAAATCCATGATGGAGCATTGCTCTCTTACGATGATGAGACATTCTACATCAACGTGAAAGACACCGCTTACATCGAGGGTACTATGAAGAACTTTGTCGAAAAGTTCTGCACTGAACAGATTGCTGATGGCGACAACGCAATTCTTGTTCTTCCTGTAATAGCTGCATGGTCGATGGAGCCTGAGCCATACGAAGAAATGTCTAAAAAGTATAGGTTGGATTTCAGATTCTATGGATTTGAAAGCGGTGGATGCGTAAATCAGGAGATAGAAGTCATTGAAGGTAAAACAACCATCAACCGTGAAATTCGATTTGATGATTACCGTTGGGAATGCGCAGACCCGCTAATGGGAGGTTGAAAACATGGAAATTGAAGTCGCAATTTGCGACCGATGCGGCGAGTGCTTTTCGTGGCACGGCGAAACAAACGGAATCCGAAAAGTAAAAATCAAAGAACGCGGCTATGAATGTTCGCCAGATAGGTCGTTCGTTCTTTGCCCCTCTTGCATGGCTGCGCTCAACGACTGGCTGAAAGGAGAGCAGAAGTGAGTAAGAAAGTTTCAGACATTCTGCCCAAGACCGAAATCTTGGCGCAGTTGGCAGAAGAAGCGTCTGAACTGGCACAGGCTGCGTTGAAGCTGCGCCGTGCGCTGGATGGCACGAACCCGACACCGAAGAGCGTAAATGAGTGCGAAAACGCTCTGATCGAGGAGTATGCGGATGTGATTGTTTGTATCTCTGCACTGAACTGCTCACCTGAATGGTATGAGGATGCCACAGCAATTATTGGAGCAAAGCGCACTCGCTGGCTCTCTCGTCTTGAAGCAAAGGAGAATAAAAATGGCTGAATATCATGTTGGATGTGGGATGTTTGGCATTTACGCAGGAACCGTAAAAGCAAATGGAAAAGAGTGGAAAGATAAAACTTGTGTTACGGATGAAGCAGTAGAAGCAGTTCGAGACTGGTTTGTTTCCAAAGCAGAAGAAGAAAAACAAGGCTTTTATGGTTATGCTTGGGATACCAAAGACGGGAAGACTGTGATCTTGAAAGTCACTATTAAAAACAAGGAGCAGCCAGATGAATAAATTCGGAAACTGCCCTTTGTGCAACAAACAGGTCAAGCCGACCAACCTCCGCAAAATCGCACGGCAGAACCAGTTGTACGGCTTTCGCATGGCTCTGGATGGCATCGCCGCCACATGGGGCGCACTGATTCAAAACCTTCGGTGCGATGCAGACCTGTCCGATGAACAGGTGCAGAAAATCATCCGCATTGGTGACAGGTACTGGGAGATGGTTGGGCGGTTCAAGAACGAGGACATGACACCTGACGAGTTTGCGGATTATATCACCGCAAAGTCAGAACAAGTCGAAAAGGAGCTGAGAGAAAGGTGGAGCTAATGGCAATGTTTTCGGTAGAGGACATTTCAGAGATTACTTCAAGAAATCCGAAGTTTTGTCGCATTAAAAGAGCCACGTTCACTTGCGACTTCTGCACCACTAGCGTCGATGTGTGCGATGAACGTATTGCAACTGCTCTAGCGGATAGCAGAAAAACTCCTAATTGCCCGATTTGCGGAAAGAAAACTATATGTAGTCTATATGAGTTTCAATCGCACGAAAATCCAAACATCATAGAGGATGTTAGATGGAGGTAACAATGTTTGAATTTGTAACCCGCTGGCTGGTCTGCTTAGTCCTGCTGGCGGTAGTAGTTCAGTCTGAACGGACAATCAAAGACATGGCGAACAGCCTGTTTGAGGAACGGCAGGCAATGCTTGTCTGGCTGTTTATCAACGTGTGCCTGGTTGTTTGCACGGCGGTTGTGATGGGGTGGAAATGATGGACAACGAGCTTTACTGCCCGATGAAGATGACCAGCAATCCGCTTGGTCGGTGCGTATGCGAGAAAGAAAAGTGCGCTTGGTGGATGTCAAACGAAAACTGTTGTGCCGTCCTCAATATGTCAAAAGCCTTAGATTACATGGGCGATAGACTTGTTCACTATTAAGCCGAAATGAGGTGATAACTCTTGGCAACACCCCCGAAGCGTGGTCGTGGCAGACCGCCGCTGACCGAAGCTGAAAAGAAAAAGCGTGAGAAGCGAGCGCAAAAGGCGAAAGAAGAAGCCGCTGCGAAGCGTGAGAAAGAGCGTGAAAAGAAAAAACAACAGATGCTTAACAAGCGGAAATCTATCCGCTCACAGGTGAGTAAAAAGGTGAAAGAACAGCAGGAGTTAGCAATCACGAGGTCTAAGATGCTGAACACAGGCGATTTGCAGTCAAGAATCGGTGACGAAGAGGACAAGAAGGTCATCGGCATGATTGCCGCAAAGTATTTTGGCGACCTTCCGAGCGTGGACATGAACAACCCAATTGAAGTGCAGCAACGCCTTGACTTCTTCTTTGACGCTTGCATCGAAGCCAGAATCTCCCCTGTGGTGGAATGGATCGCGTTGGTGCTAGGCATTGAATGGCCTAGCCTGAGACAGATTATGACAGGCAAGCGCCGTGACGACAGCTTGCAGCAGAAGTACATCCTGAAGCTGATCCTGCAAATGCAGTCCATGTGGGCATACAACGGTATGTACGGTCAGGAAAACCCGGCAGAGTGGATTTTCCGAGCCAAGAACTACTTTGGTATGCGTGACAACGTGGAAGTCACCGTTGCACCGCCAGAACAGCCGTTGGGCGATGCCCAGAGCGCAGAGCAGCTTGCCCAGAAGTACCAGACGGCTTTGCCGAAGGGGATTGACGTGGAGTACAGAGAGGTGACAGACGATGCAAACTGACAGAGGAATATACCACAAGCGAGTATGCGACCGCTGCGGAGCGGTTCTTGGCGGCAGGATGATGAACCCTGACGAATACTTCAAGGACTGGGCGTGGCGCAGGGACACAGGTGACCTGTGCCCGGAGTGCTATGCGGAATATAAGCGAGTGATCGGACGGTTCAACAGAGGAAAGAAAGGGCAGATATAATGAAAAAGTGCGCTCTTTACAGGTGCAAACAGTGCTTTGCGACCATGACTGACGAAAGCGATGTCAGAATCGACAAAGACATTGTTGATTGGATGTTTGAAAACGAAATGGAAGAAAGCAAAATTGGGTTTATCGCAAAATTCAAAATAAGCGATAAAGTCCTCATTCATCGTTGCGCCAACAAAACTGTTGGTTTATGTGAGTTTATCGGATGGAAGGAGATGGGGGAATGAACTTCTACTGCACTACCGAACACTGCTCTTGCATGGGCATCAAGCAGTTCTCTGCTGGTAAGGCTATCCGATGCACAGCAGAATCCTGTAAGAACAAATCTGAGCCGTCCTGTGGCTCTTGCAAATGGTACGCAGAGCCGGAGGGCGTGTGCGTGAACGACCAGTCAGAACACGTTGCAGACTTCGTGTGTGATGAACGTGGATGCAAGGAATGGGAGAAGAAAGATGAAACGTCAGCAGACCTATAAAGGGCTTATTGGCAAGGGTTGGTACGACCAAAGCGAATTTAGCCACAGATACGCTTGCTGGGCAAACCACCGCAACAACTGGGCTATTCGCAAGGCTGACAACCGCAAGTTGGCAAAGGCAAGATTGAAGCAGATTGAACGCCAGCAAATCAGAAAGGAGCTGGACGAATATGAGCTATGATATTTCACTTTGCGACCCAGTAACGCACAAACCGCTCAAAGCAGATAGTACGCATTTTATCGCTGGCGGTATGCGCGCTATGGGCGGCACGAAAGAACTGTGGCTTAACGTCACCTATAATTACGGTCACTTCTATTATCGACCGGAAGTGTTTGGAGAGGGCGGCATCCGTTCCATTTACGGCAAAACAGGCGCAGAGAGCATCCCGATGCTGGAAAAGGCGATTGCCGCTTTGGGTGATGATGTGGACGATAGCGACTACTGGCACGCAACAGAAGGCAACGCAAAACGTGCCTTGTACGGTCTGCTGGCGTTCGCAAAGATGCGGCCTGACGGTGTATGGGATGGAGATTGAAGGGAGAAAGGGCAATGCCGATATATGAAGTCGCTTTAGGTATCGTTTTGACAACGATGGTTGGTATATTGTTTGTATCCCCCATTTATCTGTTTGAGCGATATATCCTTTGGGAAATTTTGGACGAATATATTGATAGTATCGTTATAAAGGTTGTTGCTTGTGCGGTTATAAACGTTGCTATTTTCTTAATTGGATATGTAGTCGTTCTTGCTACTGCGAGGTATAACAATGGCTAACACGCTTTGGCATCCAGCAAGCGAACCACCAAAAGAACGAACGACACCTTTGTTGCTTGCGGCTAAGACAACGTGGCGTGATAAAGATGGAAAAATGTTGCAAGGAACCTCGCCGACAGCGTACTTTCTCGGCTGTTACGCAGACGGTCAGTTCTGGGATGAGATAGGCGAGAGACTGCCGAAAGATGTGACGGTGACGCATTGGATGGCGTTTCCGATGGTGTGAGGTGATGGGGATGGAGAGCAAAATTGTTTGGCATTCTCTTAAAAAAGAAGGATACCCGCCACTGTTTGACAACGGAAATGGCTACTTTTCATCTAAAAGTCTTTTACTGTCTGGGGTGTATTTCGATTTTTTCAAAGGGAAAATAGACAGGGCTGTGTCATGCGGAGGGCTTGTAAAAGACCTTCGACATGGAATACCGGAATTTGATTGGATGGACGATAACGGATACTGTTTACATCACTCGAAAATTGAATATTGGGCGTACATGCCAGAACCGCCTGTGGAGAAATAAATATGACAAGAAGAACATTTATTAAAAAGCTTATAGGACTTGGCTACTCCCATAAAAGAGCAAGGAGTATTTGTTATTGGCATATCAAAAATAGGAGAGCCATTGAATCTAACAAAACGCAATACATGCTTAAAAAATGGAAATCTCAAGGATATGACGAACCTATTGATTTGAAATCTTATAAAGAGTTTTATGAATCGATAAAAAAGTATGGAACCGTAGTAAAATAATGTAGGCGATGAACATGAATAATTATGTATGGCACTCTACAAAAGACTGTATGCCCCCTTCATACGCTTCCAAACTAATTCTTATGGTGAGCAATATTTGCCAAAGAAAAAATGAATATGGGCGATACATGATATTTGGATATTACACTCCAGCGTATGGAATAAATACATGGGCAGATGAATGGTACGATAAATTAGACCCAAACAATTATATTGTGACACATTGGATGTTTGCACCAGATATGCCGGAGGAACAAATATGACGAACAAGAAGTTTGGCATCATCATTATGGACTTGAGCCTTTTCGACTTTGGGCCGAAACCGCCTTGTGGGTACATCAAGGCAAAACATATCCGCCCAGCGTACGGCAAAGGCGAAAGGCTTGTAAAGGCGCATAAGCGAATCACGAGAATGAGAGAGGGATTTAGAAAATGACAGAACTCAAGAGATGTCCGTTCTGCGGTGCGGAACCGCCGACTGTAAAAGTGATTCATCCACTTAACGTTGACATGGCTAGTTGGGTAGTCTGCGGAAAATGCGGGGTGAGTACTTCTGCAACATTTGGCAAGGAAAAAGCTGTCGAAGCATGGAACAAACGCTACAAAGAGGATTGAATATGGAGCAGGAACGCAAGCCGAGAACATCAATGATTCTTCTGCTGGAACACGTCCATGCGATGAACGAGCTGACAGACGAGGAATTTGGAGCATTCGTCCGCAACTACGCACACTACGTTGAGACTGGACTTGAGCCAGCATACGACAACGACCGTGCTATGCGGATGCTCTGGAAAGTTGTTAAGGCGTTCGATGATATGAATGCACAGAAAAGACAGGAGCGAATCGAGAAAAACAGACGGAGTGCAAATAAGCGTTGGAACGACGAAAAATGCAAATGCATACAAACGCATACCAATGATGCAAACGCATGCACTGGTATGCAAAATATGCAAATGGATGCGAACGATGCCTTATCTGTATCTGATTCTGTATCTGAATCTGATAAAAAAGAAAAATGTGAAAAGAAAAATACCAACGAAGTCAAACGCTTCAAGGCACCGACTATCGAGCAAGCCAAATCCTACTTTTCCGAAAAGGGATACGGCGGACTGGAAGCAGAGCGGTTTGTTGACCACTTCACGGCAAATGGCTGGAAAGTCGGCAAGTCGCCTATGAAAGACTGGAAAGCTGCTGCACGGAACTGGATGCGCAACGTGAAGGACTGGAACGGTGGCTATCAGCAAACTATGGCTGAATTGCCTGACGAGGGAGACTTTCTGCGGTGAATATTGAAAATCAAACCCAATACATCCTGCTGGGAGCAGTCCTCACGTTCTCGGAATACGCCGATGTGCTACAAGACCTTAAAATCGACGATTTTTGCCCAGAACTGCGTGATACATTCGCTGCCATTCGTGGTTATTGGGAACACAACGACAAATGGAACCCGGTAGAAGTCATGGGGCGGTACGATAACTGCAAGAAAGCAATGGGTGAATGCCTAGATGCCTTTGGCGCAGAGTTCATCCGCAATGTCACCCATGACATGATGCTTGGATGGGCTGGAATCGTCAAGGAACAGGCAGCGTTATCCAGAGCCAGAGAGATTGCGTTCAAAATCGTTGATGGCTCGACAAGGTATGCAGACCTGACAGGCATCTATGAGCAGCTAGGCGAAGCCATCAACCTGCACAACGAGAGAAGCGATTTCATTCCGATGTGCGATGGCATAGACAATTACATCCGCAAGCTGGATGATAAGCCGGAGTATATCAGCACAGGGCTCAGAGTGCTGGATAACAACTTGCATCTTGTGCCGGGAAACTTCGTTGTGATCGGCGGAAGACCGTCTGCTGGTAAGACCGCTCTGTCTCTGCAACTTGCCTGTGAAATAGCCAAGAACGGACGCAAGGTGGCGTATTTCAGCCTAGAGACAGACCCGGATACACTCTATGCTCGTATCATAGCAAACCAGCTAGGCGTACCGTTGCATACGGTCAAAAACAAGACCGTCAGCATTAACGAACTTGACCGACTAGCAGCCATCAAGAAATATCCGCTGTTCGTTCGCTCCGCTGCTGGTAAGAGCGTTGGATGGATTAGAACGCAGTCCATCAGGATGCAAGCAAAAGTGGTGTTCATCGACTATTTGCAGCTTATTCATCAAGCCGGAGCGAAAGACCGATACAGTGCCGTCACAGAAATCAGCATGGCACTGCATGAGTTCGCACAGTCCACAGGAACGCTTGTGGTAGCTCTTGCGCAGCTCAATCGAGAAACCGCAAGAGCGGGTATCCCACCGACTGCCGCAGACCTGCGAGAGAGCGGACAAATCGAGCAGGACGCAGATGCAATTATCCTGCTGGCACAGAACGTGACCACGAAAAAACGACCAGAGCAGCATTATCACTTTGCGCTTGAGAAGAACAAAGAGGGCAACGTGGGGTCACTGGACATTACGTTCCAGATGGAAACACAGCAGTTCAAAGAATGCGTGTGGATGTGAGGTAAAAACATGAAAATCGGATTGATTGACGTAGACGGACACAACTTCCCAAACCTTGCGCTGATGCGAATTTCCAGCTATCACAAGGCAAAAGGTGATGATGTTGAATGGTGGTGGAGCGATTTCATCCACTATGACATTGTGTACATGAGCAAGATTTTTTCAGACGTGTACAGCCCTGACGTGCCAGAACCCTTGAACGCAGACAAAGTGATTAAAGGTGGCACAGGATACGCGATCCGCACAGTGGACGTCAAAGAAATATTCGATAAATCGAAAGACGTTGATTTGCCGCCTGAAATCGAAAAGTCTTTTCCAGATTATAGCATTTATCCACAGTTCCCGTTTGCAGTCAGCATGACAAGCCGGGGATGCCCAAGAGGATGCTCTTTTTGCCATGTTGCAGCAAAAGAGGGAAGATGTGCCGTAAAAGTGGCAGATGTAAGCGACTTTTGGTGTGGTCAGGACGAAATCAAAGTTTTAGACCCAAACATCACAGCTTGCAAAGATAAGCGTGACCTCATGCAGCAGTATATTGACACTCACGCCAAAATCGACTTCACGCAAGGTCTGGATATTCGCTTGCTGAATCAAGCAGACATTGAGGACATCAACAAGATGCGTATTGGCACGCTACATTTTGCGTGGGATAACCCTAACGATGACTTGAAAGGCAAGTTTGAGGACTTTGCAAAAGGATTTCGGCGCAAGTCAAACATTGGCATGGTTTACTGTCTAACGAACTTCAATAGCACATTGGAACAAGACCTGTATCGCATCTACACTCTTCGTGATCTGGGCTACGACCCCTATGTGATGATTTACAACAAACCATCCGCACCGAAAGAGATTCGGCACTTGCAGAGATGGTGTAACAACAAGATAACTTCAAGTCGGCAAAACGATTTGAGGACTACATGGCTTGAATCGCTCCTGCGCTTAAATCGTCACAGTAGAATAGGCAAGAAAAACAGATAACAGGGTCAGGGCGATAAAGTTACCGTCTGAACCTCACAAATGTTTTTCACTACACAAAATACAGGAGAAAAACAACTATGGCACTTACCAACATCGAGCGTGAAACTATCGTCAACTTCAACGCAGCGGAGGATACCGCAGAAATCTACACGGCAGACCCGGTTTACATTCGCAAGCTGGACAAGCTCTGTGAGCAGTTCCCCGACACATACAAGTTTATGGCGGAGCTGTCTGCCAAGCGGTGCAAGGAATCCAAGACCTATTCGATGCCGAAACGTCTTGTGAAGTTCCGGCCGCCTGTCACTCGTGAGATCAGCGAAGAGCAGCGTGAAGCATTGGCAGAGAGCCTGCGTAAGGCAAGAGAAGCCAAGAAAGCCAAGAATATCTAATCTTAGCTCGCGCGGCTACAAAACTACTGTATCAGAAAGCATGGAATGGTGTCAGGTGGTAAAACTACCCTCTGCGACTATTCCGTGCTTTTTTCGTCTGTTATTTGTCGGGAGAAAACGGCAAGGTCTGGTTTTGAGCAGAATCCGTCTCGATCGAGTGAGTTTGGGCTGATATGGCTACGACTATCAGCGTGATGCGTTTGCATGCAAATGGATGCACATGATGCGTTCGCATCCAATCTTCCCCCCTTTCTTCCCCCTCTTTCCCCTACAACCCCTATTACCCCCTATAATCCCCCTAACTCCCCCCCTCAAACAAATAAATTGTTTGAGGCCCCCACGCCAAAATGGCGCGACAATCAGAAACGACAACCGGATGCTTTGCAAAGGTTCTTTCCCCCTACAACCCTCTATCTCCAAAGCTATACCGTTAGCCAGCAGAGCAGACCGTAGGCGAGAACTGGCGTTAGGTTCGGACTGGTGGATGGTCTGCGACTATTTCACATGGAAAATTGACTTCATTTTGTAGTCGGTTGGATATGTATAAATGTTGCATATACTATTCCTAGCAGAACGCTATGAATTGAGCTGAATACTATAGTGCGTTACTGGGAATTAAATCGAGCAGGAACAGACCGAATCGGATGATACGACTATTCCAGCGAAATAATAGTTAAAAAGATTGAGTAATTATCTGCGACTATTATAATAAGTACGATTATTAAAGATTTTGAGGTAATGCAATGGGGATTAAAATTGATAGGTGTCTTGACACATATTGATTTTTTGGTAGTCGGATGGCTTAGCGACTATTGCATCTCTCTTTCTCTAAAAGGCGAACGACTATTTCACACAAAAAATACACGACTATTTGGCGATGATTCGCAAGAAAATGTTAAGACTATTGCTCTGCGACTATCAGCGGACAGCTCGTTACTATACTATATATAGGACTTTCAAACGTTGGTCGTCTGACAACTTTGCGACTATTCCACGACTATCCGCCGGAAGAAACTACGACTATTGGTTACGACTATTCCAGAAGTTGTTACGACTATTTCAGCTGGAATGCTGCGACTATTGCTGACCTCTATTAGCTATCGGGCGAAAGCCCGAAAAGAGAAACGGCGGTAGCCGTCAATGGTTCCGCGCACCGTGTCCCTGTCGCTGGACTGTCCTGCCGGGTAGAGGATGCCAGACTGCAAGCCGCCGGGCTGACCCTGTACAGGTGGAGGCGCTGACCCCGCCGGGCTGGCATGGTCTGCGGTGTGTTGCGCCGTCTGGCATGGATCCATAACAACGGCGCACCGCTGCACCCTTATATACCTTATTATAATAGGGCGGCTGCGCTGGCCTGTACAGCGTCCGGCGTGGCGGTGGTATCTGGTATCGGTGGAGGTGTAGCGCTTGACGGTATGCCCTCCAGTGTGGTGCAGGCGGTGCACAGGCGGCTTGTGTGGCTGCTGTATTGCGTATTCTGGAATGGGTCAAATCAACGGAAATGCCCATGCAAGGCCCTGTAAACGGTTTTGGCGTTTTGGCCGTATAAATTGCATGGACGGAAGAAAAGCCACTGTAAACGCTTGCGCGTGGCTGATACGTTGCCGGGCAGAAGAAAAGCCCTGCACCTTCAGCAGATGCAAGGCAAAAGAAAAGCCCCGCCGGTTTGGGGCGGGGTAGGAATTATTTATTTTTTTCTTCAAGATCTGCAAGGGCGGCGCAAAGCTCTTGCGTTTCCTCTTCTGTCAAGTCGTATTCTGTGCGGAGCTGGTCAGCGTCTGCGCTCCTCCATCCTCCATTATACAGGGCGGCGGCACTGCTAGAAACGTCTTTTAACATGGCTTTTTCCTCTTTTCCGGGCTTTTACCCTTTTTCACAGTATATCATATCGCAAGCCCCATTAACAGGACTTGCAAGAAATATTTTTGCCCTTTTGGGCTGGGGCGGGGTTGCTTTATGGTGCAGCCCCGCTAAAGTATCCGATCAGCATCACTTGGATGCCTTGAACAGTGCAGAGAAAAACCAGAAGAAAAATAGAATTGCGGATAGTATCACAGCTTGCACCCCCTTATACCACGCTAAAACGCTTGTAGGTGGTCTTGCTGCTGCACTCTGCGTATACATCTGGGTGCAGCGTCTTGAGCAGCTTGCTATCAAGTCGGACACTCTGCACGTCCTTGTAAATAGCTTTTGCGGTGCCTTGCGCCATTTCTGGCGCGCCCTGCATCATGCAGATAATATCTGCTTTAATGCTTTCGTTCATTGCTTCCAGCTCTTCTAAAAGCCGCTTGTTTTCGCGGTATTCGTTCACCTTTTCTTCAAACAACGTCATTTTTCAGCCCTCCAAAATTCCTTTATTTTCGAATAATACGTTGAGGTTGCGCCGTTCGTATTCTCTCCAATTCTCACCGATTGCAAGCGCTGAGTTTTGCGCCCAAAATGGGACGCCCGCCCGGTCAAGCTGACCAAACAAAAAATGAATGGTTTTGTCTGCCTTGTCTAAAAACCCGATGTCGTCCGGGTCTTTTTCCCTGCAATAGGAGATCTCGGCCATCCAATATGCAAGGGATTCCAACAGGCCGTATGCCTTTTTATTTGCCGTGTATGTCATTTTGTGCGCCCCCTCAGCTGTTTAGAAATGCGATCATAACCAACGCACCGCTGACCATGCCGCCCACATACCAGAGGGCAGCCCACTGGGAAAAGTCAAGAGTAATCATTGTTTGCACCCTCCAATTAGTCAAATTCTGGCATAGCCAAAATAATTTTTTTGCACCTCTCAACGCTCAAGCGGTAGGGCTTTGCTCTCATGAGGTTATCAGCTACAATCTGAGTATATACCATCAATGGCAGCTCAAAGAGCCCGGCACACTTGGGATACAGGCGCACGGCCTGATTTCTGATTTCTGCGTTCAATTCGTCCGATCTAGTCATTTTTATACCTCCGCATTTTTGCCGTTTGGGTTAATCCAATCGTTCTTGATGTCGTACCGCTTGCAATAGCGATAAAGGTTAATCAGTTGCACAAAGTCACCAGCGCTTATATACGCTTCGTTGTCTGGCGCATCAAGGGAGCAAATAAGAGTTGTTCCGTTATCCTCCCGCTGCACAAGTTCTAATTTTCTGCCGTTGTTCACATCAAAAACAAGCTTGTTCATATTTATACCCTCCATTAAAACCAGTACAATAAGTTCATATCTGTACCCGGCTTTGTGATTTCTCGGATGCAAGGATACAAGCCGTAACTGTCAATCTGCAAACCGTATTCTTTAAGGTCTTTATCAAGCTTTACACGCCGTTTCGCAAGCTGAGCTTGCCGAGTTTTTAGCCACTTGGAATTATAATAGCGGCTGTCGTTGTCAAGCTCCCATGCTCTTGCATCTGCAAGCCCCCAACGTTGCACGCTGTCAAGGAGCTTTCTTGCTTTTTCGTATGCCTCAGTGGGCACGCGGTTAGCGGCTTTATCTGCGGCAGTTGTCAGCGCGTCAAGCGTGGCGAGATCAAACGCGGCGCGGGCTCTGTTGTACCATACACACGCGCGATGGTTGCGGCCTTCGTAATCTCCCGGAATGGGGCGGGCGGTATAATCGATCTCTTTATTGTTCATCATGGTTTTTGTCCTCCTGTTTTGTAACGGTATTTGGTAGGTGTAACGTATATCTACGTTGTGCCTATATTGTAACGTATATTTACGTTTTTGTCAAGTTGCACGTGCAACATAGTGACGTATTTATACGTTTTATTTTTTTGTCCGTTTGGGCGTGCTCTATCGGACGCGTTGCGCAGGCAGTCCAGCACCCTGCACAGTCTCGATCTGCCCCGCGCGGCCTGTCTGGTATCGAGTGCAGACCGGTGCAGCGTGTCCAGCGTCCGGGCGTGTGTGCCGGTGCATGGCTTGTTGTGGGCGGTCTGCCTTGCATCTGGCACGGCCTGCCCTGCTGCCTGTGATGTGTAGCCGTCCCGGGTGCGCTGGGGTGCTGGGGTCTACACCTCTGGGGTATATGGGGATAGCCCGGGGTGGGGCGGTCGACACCTCGCGTAGAAAAAATTCAAAAAAGGCGTTTCTCCTTCCTACCCACCCCCTCTTTTCTGCGCAAAACGCTCTACCCCCTATTGTCAATCTCAAAAATTCCGCGCAAAAACAAAAAGACCCCTACAAAGGGTCTGTGTTCTGTGCTATACTTGCCTTACAAGCCTTGAAAGGGAGGAATCTACAATGGCTAAAAGTAAAATGACAATGTGCAAGCACTGTGGCGCAGAGATTGCCGCAAGTGCAAAGGTCTGCCCTCAGTGTGGCGGTAAGAACAAACCGCCCATCTACAAGCGCTGGTGGTTTATTGCCATCATTGTTTTGATTGTTTTGTCTGCTATTGGCGGCTCTAGCGATAGCGGCAAGAAGGGCTTTGAAGAGGGTTACAAGGACGCTACGTCTGACAAGACAAGCGCATCCACTGCTTCTTCCGTTGCATCTGTTGCGCCTGAAATCAGCGAGGACGATTACAAGGCAGAGTGCCAGACTGTGGACTATAAGGAGCTGTGCCGTTATCCCGAAAAGTATGAGGGCACCAAGATTGTAGTCAAGGTAAAGGTCTCGCAGATTATTGATGCAAACTTCTCCGGCAGCGAAAAAGCATGGAGAACTTACACCGACAACAGCGGATATGGCTTCTATGCCGATGACGAGTATTATATGCTGGATAAGCGCAGTGGCGATGCTGTGAAGATTCTGGAAAATGATATTATCACCGTCTATGGTGAGTTCACCGGGCTTGAAAAAATCACCAGAGCGTTGACCAGCACTACCGATGAACTGCCCCGCATTGAAGTCAAGTACGCAGACCTTGTGGATGAATAAGGAGAACATAATGGAAAACAAAACGCCTAAGAGCGATTTGATTCCTTGCGAACACTGCGGTCACATGATTTCTAAAACGGCTAAGACCTGTCCTGAATGTGGTGGGCGAAACAGAAAATATATAAGTGCTGGCAAAGTTGTGCTTATAGTTGTCATGCTTATTATTTTCGCTTATCTTGAATTTATGCTTTCCGCTTCGTTCGCAGCGGGTTAATCTAAACGAAAAAAGCCAGCGGCTAGATGTTCTCTAACCACTGGCTTTTCTTATGGGCTATTTACGATTTAAGTGTTGGAAACATGATAGGAGCGCTGACTTCTTCCTTTTCCCTGAGAATGTCGAGCAAACAATCATTGTATCCCATTGAATAGCTGTCCTCGCAAAAATGTTGTACGGACGTTGCTAGTGCTACACTTACAACTTCTCTTGACCGCTTATCCTCTGGCATGATGATTTCTAATGCCTGATTAAGGATTTCATGGCTTTTTTCTAAAACGGCTTTGTGCTCTTCATTCTCAGCTTGTAGCCGAAACATTTCTTCCGAGTAGTCCATCAGCACGTCTCCATTCTGATTTGCTCGCCAACAGGCAGATAGCCCGCTTCTTTAAGCTTGCTATAAATGAACTTCTGACCGGCTCTCGTCCAGCGGGTGACCTCTTTCGTCTTGCCGTTCGGCAGCTCGATCGGATGCCCGACAACGTATCCGTTGCCAAGATACTTCTGGTAAGGAATCCACTGTTTATTCACAGTATGTTGGATGCCAAGCCCTCTAAGAATCTGGTTCAGCTTTCGTGCGCTCATGCCGTAGTTCATGGCAATCTGCGTGGTAGTCAGGCTTTCATCGGAAAGCAGCATTGCCTTTGCGTAGTCAGAATCAGGCTTCATTTTGGCGTTTTCCGCTTCCAGAGCCTTTACTTTCTTACGCTCCGTGTCGATAACACTGTTGGCAGCGATCAGAGCGCGGCTCAACAGCATCTCTGTCGATTCAGGCTCCGGGTTGGTGAGCTTCTGCTCCATCTGATTGAAAGCATCAATGTACTTGAGTTTCCATTCAAGGGCTTCTTTGCCGGTAAAACCCATAGCAAGCAGGGTGAAACCGTCACGGTTCATCAGGTACATGGAGTAGGTCTGACCGTTCTGCTCGTGGGTGTACTCGGTTTTGAAGAACATGGGGGTCTGCTCATTTTTGAGCACACCCTGTGACATGATGTTTTCTACATCTCGCATGACGTTCCGATGTTCTTTTCCGAAATTTTCTGCTACTTCACGGCTGGACACGACAACCTGTCCGTTCTCACTGATAAGATTGATAGCATATTTAACCTTTTGTTCCATAAAAACTCCTATGGTTCTTGCGGAACAAGCCAATTCCTGCTATAATAAGGCTGGAACAGCTTGTTCCAGTGGTTTTGATGATACGTTCGCTGCGGTCGCCAAACTTTAGCGAGCGTATCATTTTTCGTTTTCATTGGGCATGGGGTACTTCTCAAGGTAGGCATCGCGGACGGCCTGTGACAGTGACACGCGGCACTTCTTGCAGTGCTCCACCAGCAACTCATACTGACGATCAGTAAAGCCAACGGCTACCTGATGGCGGTATGCTTCGATGTAGGGACTTCTTGCCATGTTCTTATCTCCTTTCTTTGAGGTGCATTAAGTGTAATTGCAAAATGTAGTAAAGTCAAGCGGAAATAGACCAACGAAACACAACATTTAGTGTTCGTTCATCTTGACAAACTACTTTCTACGTTTTGCACAAAACTTAACCATTATTTTTGTTCGCTCCCGCTTCGTACCCTGCCCGGTAGTTCAGTTCGGACAGCTTACCTAGCGCTTCTGCGTACTCCCTGTCCTCGCTGGTCGGCTCTTTGCCGCGTGCGAGGGTTTTCAGAAATTCTTCGGTTTTCGTGGGAAAGTTCATGTTTTTTTCTCCTAACTCTTGCGGAGAGCAGCCCTTTTTGGTATAATAGATTCCGAAAAGGGAGACTGCCCCCTTGGTGGTGCAGTACCTTCTTTTTGTAACGGATAAGCTATCAGCTAAACTTTGGTAGGTGAGTGCTGATAGCTTATTTTTTTATGCGTTCTGCAACGTTGAAGATTAGATCAATCCCCATTCTTACAACATCGCTCTTGGTTCCATCCAGAGCATTGGCGCAAAATGTGATTTTTTCGATATCCTCTTCGCTAAGTCTGAATGAAACCATACGCATAGATTCGTTTTTAGATGGCTCTGCTACTTTCTGCAACTTCATCACCTCGCTTTGTTGCTGGTGATAGTATATACCAAATATTGAACACTTGTCAATATGGAAATTTGAATAAAATATACTTTACAGATTCATAATTGCTCAAAAATAAAGCGTATACACGTTTTCGTGTAAAATGATTAACGTTCTTATACTACTATACTCTGTATTTACAGAGTATAGTATATTTATATATACACAGAACGTAAATTTACGCTTGACGTATAAATACGTTTGTGGTATACTGAAGCCAGCAAAAAGAAAGAGGGAGCAAAAATGAGAGCCGCAGAAATTATTAAAGACATGGTTGTAAATTCTCATCCGAAAATAACTTACAAGGTTCTCGCAAAAAAACTTGGTTATAAAGCAGCAACGAGCGTCACGGATAGGCTGAATCGTGGAGAACTGAGCGCAGAGAAATTTGCACAATTTGCAGATGAACTTGGATACGAAATTATCATTCGTCCCAAAACCATCAAAAAGGACAAAGAAGATTTTTACCGTTTGGAATACCCCAAAAGAGCAAAGGACGGCGATTCTGAATGAACGTAGCGTATGTTCGTGTATCTACTGTTGAACAGAATGAAGCGCGACAGGTGGAAGCGTTGAAGCGGCATAACATTGACCGCTGGTTTATTGAGAAAGTCTCTGGCAAGAATATGGATAGACCGGAGTTGCAGAAGATGCTTAAATCAGTTCAGCCGGGAGATACCGTGTTTATCCACGATTTCAGTCGCCTTGCCCGTAGCACGAAGGACTTGCTTGAAATGGTCGAAACGCTGCAAGCTAACGGCGTACACCTTGCCAGTGATAAAGAGAACCTAGACACAGGCACTCCCACCGGTAAACTGATGCTGACGATGATTGCAGCCATCAACGAGTTTGAGCGGCAGAACATGCTTGATCGCCAGCAAGAGGGCATTGAAGTGGCAAAGCAGAAAGGTGTTTATAAAGGTCGCAAGCCCACGGAGTATGACCGCAACCTCTTTGATGTTCTGCACGAACAGGTGGAAAAACGTCTGCTGACCGTCACCGATGCTGCCAAGCAGCTTGGAGTGACCCGTCAGACATGGTATCGGATTGCTGAACAGAACAGGTGAAAGTATGGCTAGAAAACTTTACGCAGTAACGAGTGGTGAATACGAGGATTATCACATAATTACTCTGACCAAGAGCCGTAGACGTGCGGAGAAAATCGCAGAGATGTACGATGCCGATGTTGAAGAATACGAGGATAACGAAGAGGTGACGGCAAAACCACTCACTTATACGGTTTATGCCTATGGTGGCGCAGATTGCTGTGAATCGCATTTAGATAACGTTGAGAAAAATGTTATCATTGGTCAAGGACTTGCTTATGTCGATGCGTGGTCTAAGCAGGATGCAGAGCGGAAAGCTGATGTTGTTTTCAAGGAAGTCCGTGAAAAAATGGAAGCTGAACGCAAGGCGAAAGAAGAAGCATACAGGAGTACTCCTACATGGCTTGCCAAACGCGAAAACGGAAAAATCTACGTCATTCCAGAAGATAGCAAAACAAATGCAAGTGAAGTTTTGTTTGGATGCAGGGCGTTTATCAAGGCTCCCACAATAGAAGAAGCCACGAAGATTGCAGCGTCTATGTTTGCAGATTATGACGCAAACCGTGCGAAAGCATTGAAGTGACATCGTTCGCAACCTAGAATAAAATCGAATATTTGATTTTTGTGCAGTTGTAGGCACTCTTTACATTTTCAGGTAGGGGGTGCCTATTTTTTTATGCAGCCAAAGCAGTGTATCGCCATCATTGACAGCATCAAAGTGTATGCAAAGCGAAATCCGACAGAAGCACAGGTCTACGAGGACTGGTTTCAGGCGGTCGTGAACCTAAGAGATGCCATGCCGCAAGACAAGCGGTTCGATGCCTACAAATACTCTGGCGAGCTGCGCTCTGTCTGCGCAGCAATGATGGGCAAGATGAAAACAGGCGAGGACGTGGCGAAGGTTTATGACATTATCAGCCGAACGTACCTGTTTGAAGCAAAGGATGTGTTTGACAGCTATTGCATCTACCTTGAATGGAATCGTGCGCCGGAAAAGAAGTTTTACCAGCCACGCAGAAAGGTGCTTCTGACGCTGGTTCGTGACCTAGAGGACTTGTTTTTTCATCGAATAGAGTTTTTAGGGGTTAGTCAACCTCCGAGAACAGGCAAGTCCACGCTGTGCATCTTTTTCATCACATGGCTGATGGGCAACCGCCCGGACGTTGCATCGGTCATGAGCGGACATTCTGACAAGCTGACAAATGGATTCTACGGCGAAGTTCTGTCTATCATCACTGACCCCGTTACCTATAATTGGGGCAAAATCTTCCCTGACGTTCAGCTTGTGGATAAGAGCGCAAAGGACGAAAGCGTTGACCTGAACCGAAAGAAGCGCTTTCCCACCCTGACTTGTCGCTCTATTGGTGGCACGCTGACTGGTGCTGTTGAAATCGGCGAGGGCGGCGTTCTGTACAGCGATGACTTGATCGAGGACTTGGAAGAAAGTCTGAACGTTGAGCGTCTGAACAACAAATACGATGCCTATCTGAACCAGTTGAAAGACCGTAAAAAGCAAGGCGCATTAGAGCTGATGGTCGGTACGCGCTGGAACGTGCTTGACCCTCTGGGACGCATCCAGAACCAGTACGCAGACAATCCAAAGTACAGATTCCGGGTTATTCCCGCTGTGGACGAGAACGGACACAGCAATTTCAATTATGACTACGGCGTGGGATTTGACGATGCCTACTATGCCGACATGAAAGCCAGCATTGATGATGCAACATGGTGGGCAAAGTACATGGGCAAGCCTTATGTGCGTGAAGGTCTGCTGTTCCCTGCCGATGAACTGCGGTATTTCAACGGTGTTCTGCCTGATGGAGACCCTGATCGCAAGCTCATGGTCATGGATATTGCATGGGGTGGCGGTGACTTCACCGCCTGTCCTATCGCCTATGTGTATGGCGATGCCGTGTTTATCCCTGACCTTGTGTTCAATAACGGAGACAAGACCGTGACCAGACCGGAAGTTGTGGGCAAAATCATCCAGCACAAAATCAATGTGGTGCGTGGCGAAGCCAACAACGGCGGTGATGAATACTGTGACGTAGTGGACATCCAGCTCCGGCAGCAGGGGTATCACTGTTCTGTTCGTAGCCAGCGTGCGCCAAGTGGCCAAAGCAAGCTGTCCAGAATTATTCAGTATGCGCCGGACATCAAACGGTTCTATTTCCTTGACGAAAAGCACCAGTCGAAAGAGTACAAAGCGTTCATGGAACAGGTGACGATGTTCACGCAGCTTGGTAAAGTTCCGCACGATGATGCACCTGATAGTCTGGCACAGCTTGCCGATGAATTGTATAACGGAATCAGTAAAATTGAGCCTGTCAAGAGGCCTTTTTGATTAAAAACACAATATATTGTGTTCGCTGGGTCTATTTATTTGATTTTAGCACTTGACAAGGCTTATAATGTACGCAGGAAGTTTTGCAGCTTCCCTTAAAGGAATAGCTTGCACGCGGGGTTTTGTCATTTTACTCGCGTGCGTGTCAACAAGCATATTCCTCCTTTCACCGGTGGAGGGTTTCTCGCTCTTTCACCTTCACCGGGCTTTATATGTTGCGTTTCCAATTGTAAGGGGAATGCCAGCCTGCCTCCCCCACGGCTGGCAAGCAACGGTTCGATTCCGTTACGCAGCACAACCAACTACCTAGCTTTGCATGGCTTTATTCTCCAAAACCTCCATCGCTATTCCCGGCTCTCGATGCAATGGTTAGGCATGACATTGCAAAGAGCAGCGGTTAAACAATTAAGCCGGGTTTTTATGCCGCATTAGCTTAGTATGGTTAAAGCACTCGGCTCATATCCGGGCATACATTGGTTCAAATCCATTATGCGGCACCAAAATTGCAGCTTACCCGTTTTACGTTTGTCCGACAACTGAATGTAAAGGCTGCAATGGTTTTCTTCGGGCGAAGAATAGCGCGGCTGGAAGTGCGAACAGTTTCCCGGTGGCTTCTGACAGGACTGTGCCAAACAGCCTGTTTCCAGAAATCCAGCGAAAGGAGCACTCATGCTAGTTAGAATCTGTTGCCCTTGCATCCGGCAGAATCCCATCTATAAGAACGTCCGCTGCAATCGCTATCTTGGCGAAGTGGACGGACGATACCATTTCAAGTGCGACAGATGCAAGGGCGTTATCGAAGGAGACACAAGGGAAGGATGGGTGAAAATCATTCATCCACCTGAAAAATGAGGGAACGATGTTTGGCAAGAAGTTCAAAAAAGAAAAATTGAACGAATACCCATGCGATATTTACTTAAAAAATGCGCTACGCCTTATTCGTGCAAGAGATTTTAATTCTGCATATAGCGAAATTTGCTTTGCAATTATCAAGAGCGGCGGTTCATTAGAAGGCGATGACGCAAAATATTTTAAGAAGTTGCATAATTGAATAGCTTTTGAGGCGCAGTTTTGGCGCAGTGAGATAGACCTTAACAGGTTTGTCTTGCTGCGCTTTTTATTTTGCCAGAAAGGAGGAACGCATGGCTGAGTATCAGATGATCGTTGACGGCTTTTTGAATAATCCGCTGACTGGACGCAGACCGATTGAAACGCCGGAGACGGAAATCAATCGGGAAAATGTGCTGAAAGTGGTAATGGGTAAGGCAGAGCCTATTCATCTGCTAAATAAGAATGAGATTCGCTTCTTGCACAACTACTACTTGGGTAGTCAGCCTATCCTCCTCCGCACGAAAGAATACCACGCTGAAATCACAAACCGCATTGTAGAGAACCATGCCAACGAGTGCGTGGGCTTCTACACAGGCTACATGAGCGGCACGCCTTGTTCTTATGTGCGGTCTGAAACGGCAACAGGTGACGGTGAGGAAATCGCTCGCCTGTCCAACGCCTTGCAGTATGAGGGCAAGGATGCGCTTGATCGGCGGCTCTGGCAGTGGATGTTGGAGTGCGGGCAGGGATACCGCATCGTTCTTCCTGACAAGGGGTATGGTGGCAACTACCCGGACGAAACGCCCCTGCTGGTGGACGTTCCAGACCCCGACATGGCGTATGTGATTTACAACTCCGGCATCGGTCACAAGCCGATTGCCAACGTGCTGCACATTCCACGCAATTATCAGAATGACCTGAACGACCTGATTTGTGTGTACACGCCAAACCAGTACTTTGAAATCGACAACGGCAAGGTCACAAAGTCGGAGAACCACTCTCTGGGAATGTTGCCTATGGTCGAATATAAGCTCAACCCGGAGCGTATGAGTCTGTTTGAACCCGCTATCCCTGTGTTGGATGCCATCAACGACCTTGAAAGCAACCGGCTGGACGGTGTGGCGCAGTTCATCCAGTCCATCATGGTGTTTACGAACTGTCTTGTGGACGAGGATGCGTTGAACAAGGTGAAGGAATTGGGCGCAATGTGCCTGAAATCCACCGCTGGTCTGCCCGCTTCAGTCTCGCAGATTGCAAACGAGCTTGACCAGCAGCAGAGCCAGACCCTGCTTGATTCTATGTTGAACGTGTACCGCAGCCTGACTGCTATGCCTAGTGCCACTGGCAGCGAGAACGCGACGTCTGACAACGTGGGTGCAGTCATCGTCCGAAACGGCTGGAATCACACCGAAGCAAGGGCACAGCAGTACGAGAATATGTTCAAGTACGCTGAACGCCAAAGCCTGTCTGTGATGCTGAAAATCCTGCGTGATACGGCTGGTTCTAAGCTGATGGCAAGTGACATCAACATCAAGCTGCCGCGCCGTCAGTACGATAACCAGCAGAGCAAGGTTCAGATTTTCGCACAGATGCTCAGTCAGACTATCGACCCGCAGTTGGCGTTCACCACGCCCGGTCTGTTCCCTGACCCGCAGGCTGCTTATGAAATGAGCAAGCCCTTCCTGATTGCCGTTGGAAAGCTAGGAAAGGATGGGAAAGCACCGAGACCGCAGGAACAACAGCCTAAACAAGTTGTTGATGCCAACAAAACATCGGACGGACAGGCTGACAGCATCAATAAAGAAACAGAGGGCGAATAGCCCTTTGCATATTCCGGCAGGGAAGCCGGGATACAAATTTCGCAGCGTTGCAGGGAAGCAACGGTAAAAAAACGCAGGAGGAAATTAACGATATGAAACTCAATGTGTTGCTTGGCGATGCCTACAAAGATGGCATGACCGCCGATGAAATCATTTCTGCGCTTGAAAAGGTTGCAGACCCTAACGCAGAGGTTGAAAAGCTGCGCAATGCCGTGACGAAAGCCAATGGCGAAGCTGCTGAATACAAGAAGCAGCTCAAGGCAAAGCGTACCGATGACGAAAATGCCGCACAGGAACAGGCTGACAAGCTGGCAGAGATGCAGAAGCAGATTGAAGCCCTGACTGCCGACAAGGAAAATCTCGTCAAGGAAAAGACCCTTGCATCTTACCGTGAGAAGTTCGTTGCACAGGGTTATGACGCTGAACTGGCTGGCAAAGCTGCATCTGCACTGGCTGACGGTGACATGGATAAGGTGTTTAAGTTCCAGTCGGAGTTTATGACCGCCCACGACACCGCTTACAAGGCTTCTCTGCTGAAGGATATGCCCACACCTCCGGGTGCGGATGGCAAGGGCAGTTCTGACAGTGAGGGCGTGGCGTTTGCTAAGAGCCTTGCACAGCAGAACGCAAATACTTCTAAGGCATCGAGTGACGCAATGAGTGCTTTCCATTAACAAGGAGGAAAACATGAAGTTTACCCGAAACACGGTCAACGGAATCAACGATACCATCCTTGCTTCCAATGACTACACTGCCATTCCCTTTACCGTGACCGAAGCTGCTGCGGTTAAGGCTGGCTATCCCATGACGCTGGCTGGCAAGAAAGCTACCGTTACCGGCGATACTGGTGCAAAGGCCATCAACGCTGACGGTATTCTGCTGTATGACGTTGACCCGGCAGAGAACCCCAACGCGTCTCTTCTGATTCGTGGCGTTATCGACACCAAGAAGGCAACGGCAAGTTCTAGCTTCACTTTTGACGCTGACGCAATCAAGGCACTCAAGACTGCCGTTCCCAGCATCTTCTGCCGTGACAACATCAGCGTGAACGCTTAATAGGAGGTAAAACAACATGGCACTGAATCTTAAGGAAGTCTTTGCCCCGGCTGCGATTGCCGCCTATTGGACGAATGACCCCACCAATGCGATGCCCTTTGCATCTGATGCGCTGTTCCCTGCAAAGAAGAAGGCCGGTCTTGACCTGAAGTGGCTGCGTGGTCACAAGGGCGTTGGCGTTTCCCTGATGCCCAGCGCATTTGACGCAAAGGCTACGTTCCGTACCCGTGAGGGCTTCAAGTTTGATGAGACCGAGATGCCGTTCTTCCGTGAGGGCTACCATCTGGGCGAGAAAGACCGTCAGGAAATCCTGCGTGTTCTGGACAGTAACGACCCCTACGCTCGTGACGTGATGAACCGCTTGTACGATGACACCGCCCAGCTTATCACCGGCGCACGCATTGTGCCTGAACGCATGATCTGGCAGCTGCTGGCTCCCGTCAATGGCGTTCCTGGCATCACCATCAAGGCAAACGGCGTGAACTACACCTACAACTACGACCCGGACGGCACTTGGAAGTCCACCAACTACAAGGAAGTCTCTGCCGCAAAGTCCAAGTGGAACGTCACCACCGCCACCCCCATTGCTGACCTGAACGCCGCAAAGGACGCTGTTCTGGTAAGCGTGGGCGAGGTTGTGACTGAGGTGTACATGAACACCGCTACCTTCCGCAACATGATTGCTGCGGACGAGGTGAAGAATCGGTTCATGACCGTCACCGCAAAGGCAAACGCCGTTCTGCTGGACAGCGAAGCACGGCAGATTATCGAATCTGCAACCGGCCTGACCATCCATCTGTATGACAAGATGTTCAAGGCAGACCAGTACAGTGCAAGCGAGAAGTACCTGCCTGACGGCATGGTGGTGGTTGCTCCGTCCGGCGCTCTGGGCAGCACTTGGTACGGCACTACTCCTGAGGAAGCCGACCTGCTGTCCGGCCAGTCTGGCGCATCCGTGTCCATCGTGAACACCGGCGTTGCTATCACCACTGAGCTGACCATTCACCCGGTCAACGCCAATGTTTATGCTTCTGAAATCGTCCTGCCGTCTTTTGAGCGCATGGACGCTGTGTACTGCATCAAGGCTTACTAAGGCGAAAGGAGGAAAGCAGCATGGGAGACCAGTATTCTGAAGCGGCAGTCAAGCTGGGGCAGTACATTGCCCCTGCACTTGACCGCGAAGTCACGGACGAGGACTACTCACTCTTCGACCTGCTGCTTGATTTCGCCAAAGACAAGATATTTGCACAGGGTTACCCTTTCGGCAACAGGCCGGATGAGCTGCCTTTGCAGTATCAGTCGTTGCAGATACGCATTGCAGCGGAACTGTACAACCACATCGGCGCAAACGGACAGACGAGCTACACCAACAACGGCATCACTCGTGTTTGGGAAAGTTCCGATGTGGCGCAGTCCCTGCTTAACGAAGTGGTTCCGAGAGTAGGTGTTATCGGCTGATGTTCAATGGAAGCCCGCTGGACAAGCGCCCGCTGTGGTATTCAAACCCTGTTGGCGAGAAAACGCCTGTTGTAGACGAATGGGGCAACGAAACCGGCGAGACATCGCAAACGTGGAGTGACCCCGCAAAGCTGATGTTGAACGTCAGCCCTCCTACCGGTTCTGCGGAAGCAAGCCCTTTTGGAGCGTTCACGGATTACAGCTATGTTGTCAGCTCGTCTAGCAGAAAGCATAACACTCCACTTTATGAGGGTACGCACGTTTGGTTTCAGACGGACGTTTCAAAGCCCTTCAATTACATTGTGGTCAAGGTCGCAGAGCATATCACGGACACGAAGTATGCGCTGAAAGAGGTGGCTGCAAGTGAAAATTAAAGTGAGGTTGAGCGATCCCGGACTTCGTGATGCGGAACGTCAGATACAGGAGTACAAGACCACCCTGAACAAAAAAGCGCAGGAGTTTGCAAAGGCACTAGCGCAAAAAGGCATTGACGTTGCGACTGTGTGGTTTGCTAACGCACAGTATGCTGGCGACAATGACGTAACAGTTGAACACGACCCGGTACAAACGCCAAATGGCTTTGCAATCGTAGCGCACGGAAAGGCGGTTGCGTTTATCGAGTTTGGCACTGGTGCACATCACAACGGATATGGCGGTGAACTGCCACTCGGCGTTGGTGCGCATGGCTCCTACGGCAAAGGGCAAGGCGCAAACCGCAGATGGTACTACTACGGCGAATCTGGCAATGCTGGTACACCTGTAAAAACGGTGGACGGCAAGGGACAGCTTAACTACACGGACGGTAACGAACCGGCTATGGCTATGTGGGGAGCTGTTGAAGAAATGGCTTCTCAGGTAGAAGCAACGTGGAGGGAGGTCTGGAATAGTTGATCGATTATTTCAATTCCATCTTTACAGCTGTTGCCAAGGAACTGCGAAAGCAAGTGCCTGGTATCTTCGTCACTGGCGAAATCAATGACAGCAACGTCAAAAAGTTTCCATGTGTGCAGATAGAGGAAAACAGCAATCTCCCGGTTCATCGTGATTCTGCCAGCCGAAGCAAGTACGCTGCTATTTCCCTGCGTGTGCGTGTCTATTCCAACAAAACCAGCGGACGCATTGCAGAAGCCCGCTCCATTGTGGGCATCGTGGATTCTGTATTGGAACCGCTCAATTTCTATCGAAAATCGTTTGCCCCGTTGAATGGGCTGTACAACAATTCCGTCTATCGGATTGATTGCAGCTATGGGGCAACAATCGGAGAGGACGGAATGATTTACCGAAAATAAGGAGGTAAACATTCTATGAGTACTGCTATCTCCGGTCTGAATACCACCCTGTATTGTGGCGACAGCGCAACCACTCTGACGAAGCTGTGCGACATCAAGGATGTGCCTGACCTGATCTCCGAGCCTAACCTTCTGGATGCCACCACCTTGTCTGACCCCATGCAGGTCAACATCTTTGGCATCATCCAGAGCGACACCAAGTCCTTTACTGCCAACTACAACAAGACTGACTACAAGAAAGTCAAGGAAGCTGGCTATGACGAGACTTCCGAAAGCAATGCCGTCAAGTACTACGCACTGAAAATGCAGGACGGTTCCGGCTTTTCTTGGCAGGGTATGCATCAGGTTGGCTTGTCCGGCTTTGGCGTTGACGAGGTCGTGGAAATGACCATCAACTGTATCTTTACCAAGAAACCTGAGTTCAGCGAAACTCTGACTATCGCTGGCGGCTAAACCAAAAAAACAAATCAATCAAACCGGGCAGAACTGAACAACGGATTTGGTTCTGCCCCTATTTATAAAGGAGAGCATTTATTATGGCTGCAAAGGTTATCAACTTTCATTCCCCCGATGGCAAGAACACTTACGAGCTGACCTTCACTCGTGACAGCGTGGAAGCCACCGAACGTGCAGGCTTTCAGATTGGCCAGTACACCCAGATGACCAACCTGCTGTCCAACTCCCGCGCCCTGTTCTACGGCGCGTTTATCGCCCGGAATCGTGGCATCAAGCGTAAAGTCGTGGACGAAATGTTTACCCACATCGACGAGAAGGAAGAGCTGATGGCTGCGCTGCTTGAGATGTTCATGGACGCTTCCAAGTCTCTTCTGGCAACTGATACTGAGGACAAGACCGCAAAAAACGCAACGTGGGAGATTGTGTAACCGCACAATCTCAGGAAACGGACGGAGAGGAAGAGCCATTCTCTTTCTCTAAGCTGTTCCACGATGTAGAAGCCTATTACATTTCCATCGGCATGACCTACGACCAGTTTTGGTACGGTGATGTCTGGCTGGCGAAGGTCTACCGTGACGCAGAGGAGCTGCGGGAACGCAGAGCCAACACAGAAGCGTGGAGAAACGGCTTTTACATGGCATCTGCGCTTTCCTCTACGGTTGGCAATATGTTCCGAAAGAAAGGGTCTAGACCCATCAGGTACATGGATAGACCGATTCCCCTTACTCAAAAGGAGAAGAAAGAGTATGAATACCAACGTGCTGCGGAAGCACAGGAGCGCATTAAGCGCATGATGTTCTCCATGATGGAGCAAAAGGATGGTGGTAGTGATGGCTGATGTTGATATTACGAGCTTATCCGTAGAAATCTCTGCGGAATCCAGCGGTGCAGAGCTTAATATCGACAAGCTCGCTACCGCTATTTCTAATTTACGGACAAAGGGCAACGTCACAAAAGTTGTGAACAGCCTTGACAAGCTGTCCGCTTCCATTTCTGCGCTGAAACAGGCGTCTGTTGGTCTGTCTGGGCTGGACAACATCACGAATTTTCTGAATGGCATCGGCAACGCAAATTTTTCCGGCAGTGTGAAAAGCATCAACAGCGTTGTCAACGCCATCAAGAAAATTCCTGCTGCCGTGTCCGGCTTGAATGGCGTGGACTTCTACTCCATGTCCGGCAGCATTACTGAACTGACAAACGCAATGGCTCCCCTGTCCATTCTGGACGCTTCCGGGCTGAAGGCGATCGGCAGCGCGGTCAACGCCATCGGGAAAATCCCTGACCTGTCCGAAAAGCTGAAAGCAGCTGACCTCGATGCTTTCTCGGATTCCTGCAATAAAATTTCTACTGCTCTCACTCCCCTTGCTTCGCAGCTTGACAAGGTTGGCAACGCCTTTGCAAAGCTGCCGTCGCAGTTGAGCAAAGTGGTCACACAGGCAAACCGTGTGACGGCTGCCAACGAACGGCAGAAAAAAAGCTATCTCAGCCTTTCTAATCAGATGAACGGTTTTATGCGAAACATGGCAAAGCTGGTTTCGTTGAAAGCTATCGCTGAGTATCTTGGCAACGCTGTTGCGAAGTTCAATGACTTTTACGAAGCGACAGACCTGTTTCATAATGCCATGGGCAATTTGAGCGGTGAAGCAGATACGCTCATTAGTAAGATGCAAGGTCTGCTTGGAGTTGACCCGACCAAAGCGATGACCTATATGGCTACTATTCAGAGCTTAGGCACTTCGTTTGGTTTGGCTAGCGACAAGGCTTACGTTCTTTCTAAGAATTTGACCCAGCTTGCCTATGATGAAGGCTCTTATTGGAACAAGGATGCTGCCGAAACCTTTACCGCAATGTCCTCTGCTATCTCTGGCGAGATTGAGCCTATTCGCCGTCTTGGCGTTGACTTGTCTCAGGCGCGGTTGCAGCAGGAACTTCTTGCCCTGGGCTTTAACAAGCAGGTTTCCAGCCTGTCTCAGGCAGATAAAGCAGTTCTGCGTTACATTGCCATTATGAAACAGACCGCCAATGTGCAGGGCAACCTTGCGCAGACCATTCAAAGCCCCGCCAACCAGATCAAGATTCTAAAAGCCCAGCTGGATATGCTGGCAAAGTCTGTTGGCTCTCTGCTCTACCCTGCCCTGAAAGCCATTCTCCCCCCGCTGATTGCCGCTGTTCAGCTCATTCGAGAGTTTGTTGAGTGGGTGGCAAAGCTAATGGGCGTGAAGGTCGTGTTCACTGATTTCACTAAAAGCGCTGACAGCGTTGGCGGCATCGGTGATGCAATGGATGACACGGCAGATTCGACAAAGAAAGCCGCCAAAGCCCTCAAGGATTACACGATGGGCTTTGATGAACTGAATATTATTGACCCCACACAGGGAAGCTCCGGCTCTGGCAGTGGTGCATCTGCTGGCAACATCTTGGGCGACGTAGACCTGTCCGGCTACGATATGTTCAAGAACTACATCGGTACGACGATTGATGAAGTCAAAGCGAAATTGGAAAAGTTGGCTCCTTTGGTTGCTGGTATCGCTGCCGGATTTGCAACGTGGGCTATTGGCAACGCTTTGATGGATGCTCTTAGCAAAATCAAAGGCGACGGAACCTTGATTGAGGGCATTCTCAAACTTTGGAAGTCTCCCATTATGGGAGCAGCTGTCGCTGTTGGCATCATGGTCGCTCGTTTTGTTGACCTATACCAAAACAGTGAGGCGTTCCGAAAAGGCCTTGAACGTGTTCGAGCTATGATTTACCTTGCTGCGGAAGGGCTTAGGCAGGGTTGGAATATATCGCTCACAGATGGAAAACTCGGAGAATCCATCAAATACCTGAAAGAGTCTTTTTCCAACTTAAAGCAAGTAATCTGGAATCTCATTCCAGAAAGTTGGCAGGAGGGCATTTCTTCTGCGTTCGAAACAATCTCTGACGTTGTAAAAGACCTTGATCTTGATGTTGGCGATTTAATCACAACACTTATGGGCATCGGTCTTATTGTTAGTGGCCATCCTGTAGCCGGTCTTGCTGTTCTTGGTTTTGAAGCTATCACTGTTGCAGTTCGTGGCCTTGGTAGCGAAAGCCAAAAAGAATCTTTTGAGATGGAAACGGACTGGTTCAACGCTTTCAAGTCTATGGGCGAAAAAGTTGCTGATTTTGTAGGTAACGCAATTACAGCCATCGGAAACCTTATCAATGATTTCGCAATTTTTATTGGATGGATTCAGAACGGTGTTTCCGAAACCGATAGGCTTGACTTACAGATGAACGGTAATTTCATCGAGAATGCCGTCATGGGCATTGCTCAGCTGATTCACGATGTTGGAGTGTTTGTCGGATGGATTACCAATGGAGTGAGTGAAACCGACCGTCTTGATATTCAGATGAACGGTAACTTCATCGAAAAGGCGGTTCTTGGTTTTGCTGACCTTATCAATTGGGTAAAGGATGTTGTTACATGGTTCGTACATCTCGATGAACACGTTGAAAACGGTGCGAGAGCTGTTCGTGGATTTATCGATGATATCAAAACGTGGGCAAAAAATGCCGCAAAAGCTGCTTCCGATATGGTAACAGCCGTTGCAAATGCTATTGTTTCTCTTCCTTCCAAAATGTTTGAAGCAGGCAAAAACATTTGGCAGGGCCTCGTAAATGGTATCAAAAGCGGCATTGAAACCGCAAAAGGTGCTGCGGCAAATCTTGCAAAAGCTATCATTGACAAGTTCACGACCGATACTGAAATTCACTCTCCCTCCGCTCTGTTTGAGCGCTTTGGTAAATTTATTAACCAAGGCCTTGCAAACGGTATCACCGCAGCACTTCCTTACGTTGAACAAGCTATGACCAATCTGGCAAACGCTGTTCAGCAGAAGGGCAACGAGATGATTGACTATGGCGCAGACGTTGCAAATGGCTTTGTTGATAACATGGTCAATACGTTCGACGCAAAGTGGAATGAAATCGACAACGGGCTGAAGAATGATTTTATCGGAACGATTAAGGGCATGATTGATGCGGTCAAGAAAGGCGATATCCAAACCGTCGCCGAAAACACAGCAGCCATTATCTGGAAGGCAATGGGGGAAGAGAACCGAAAACAGGTCAAGTCTTACGCTTCTGACTTGGTCTCCAATCTCACCAGTGCTCTTAAGACCGTTGGTTCCAAAGTATTTTCTTCTGCAAAACTTGTTGGAAAGAACATTTTGGATGGAATCACATCCAAGTTTGGCGAAATCTCCACGCAGGTCGTCGGTCTCGGAAGTAAAATTGCGTCCTCGTTTTCTTCTCTGATTGGACCAATCTCGGCATCCGGCAAGGCGATCAGTATTGGCCTTTCTTCTGGCGTTTTGAGCCAGTTCCCGTCTATCATTGCTGGCATTGCTGGGCTTATCGGTCAAATTGGAGCTGCATTTATGGGCATCTTGCAGACGATCGGCAGCGTCTTGACATCTCTTGGCATCCCAACTGGTGTCATCATGATCGCTGGCGGCGTCGCAATTGCAGCCGCAATTGCAGGAATTGTCGGAACGCTTGTTGGAAAGCACGGAACAAGTTCCAGCCCGTCCGTAGACAATAACTACTCGAGCTACCCTGGTACGAGCGATTACGATTCTGCTAACGGCTCTACCACATCTGTTGGGAGCTACTACCCGACTTCTTCCGCTAGTGGAACGAGCTCCGCAGAACTCCGCAGTGCCGTCCATGATGGGTGCTATAACGCATTCCTTGACATCTTCCAGCGGTACGGAGACGAGCTTACCGGAGGGAAAGAGCTCAAGATTTACCTTGATGGTAAGCAAATCACTGCGTCCGTTGAGAAACGGCAGTCTGAGCGTGGGTTCCAGATTATGGGAAACGAAGTTTACAGCTACTAAGGAGGTTTACGTTTTATGCAATCTCTCGTCACAGTAAATGGCAGAGAGCTGCCTGAGCCTTCCTCCTACGATGCCACAACGAGCACGATAGTCGATTCTGGACGAAACGTACAAGGCAAAGTCGTTGGGTCTGTGGTGCGGCACGATGTTGCGAAGATTTCCCTAAAATGGAATTATCTTACCGCAAGACAGTGGGCGGACGTCATCGGGCCGTTCACCACAAACTTTTACTGCACTGTTCGGTTTTATAACCAAGCAACTGCAAGCTACACGACAAGGCAAATGTATGTTTCCGATAGAACCGCCGGAATGTGGAGGCGTTCCCCGTCCAACGGAAACGTTATGGGATGGGTCGGGACATCCCTTAGCCTGGTTGAAGTTTAAGAGAGGTGATTATTTATGGGCTTTCTGCCTTCCGACAAGTGGCTTGAACAATACGACAAGACACTTGTTCCGGAGATGTTTGTTCGCATCACTTACCACGTCTCTGACGATAAGGCCCAAGCAGACGCCATTGCCAGCTCTTCCAACCAGGCTTTATTCAGCAACACGTTGTCTGTCACAGACCTGGATTCTGCTTCTTTGGCCAATTATGCCACCGGAGAACCTAATTTGTGGGTCCTTGACGGGAGCAAACTTTTGGTCCCAGGTTCAGAGCCATACGAGAACGCTGGGTATTTAAGTATGGATTGTGTTTCTGACACAAACCATCCAATTATCACTTTCTCTTTTAGCAAACTTCACTCTGAAAAAATTCCAGGGGTTACAATCATATGGTCGTCTGCTTTAAATGAATTTGCAAAATCTTTTAGGTTGGCGGCTTATAGCGGAAAGGAGCTCGTTGCGTCAAAACAAATTGACGATAACCAGTCGGTTGAATCCTCTGTAGATTTTGAGATTTCTGGGTATGATTCAATTACCCTTGAAATTTTGGAATGGTGCATCCAAGGCCGTAGAGCTAGAGTAGAACAAGTTGAATTCGGCCAACGTATTCAATTTAACAAAGCAGACTTGCTCTCCTATACGCACGAATCGAAACGCGACCCGGTTTCCGGTCAGCTTTCCAAGGATTCCGTTTCGTTTTCCGTCGATAATTCCAAGCAGCGTTGGAACCCGGTAAACCCGGGAGGTCTTTACCAATATCTCTACGAACGTCAAGAGGTTTTTGTTCAGTATGGCATGGACATGGGAAATTCAATCGAATGGATTGATGGAGGGAAGTTCTTTCTTTCCGGATGGACAATCCCAGCAAATGGCATAACAGCATCGTTTGACGCCAGGGATGCTCTGTCATTCCTCCAGGATTCTATTTATACCGGGCACACAAGCGGAACGCTTTACCAGATGTGCTTTGATGCATTGGAACTTCTGGATGTTTCCGGGATATCTTACGAAATTTCGGAAGAATTAAAGAACTATTCTTCCGACATTTCCTCCGATGCTTCCTCTTATAAAAACGCAGACGTTCTTCAGCTTGCTGCAAACGCAGCCGGGATGGCTCTTTACCAATCCAGAGATGGGGTCATTCACATTGAACGTGTTCCTCTTGTTCCAGTCACGAGGTCTGGTATTGAGGAAATATCGCTCTTGAATAGCTTTAAATACCCAGAAATAACGTTTTCGACAAAAATAAAAAACGTATCGTGTAAGGTTGGCGGCGAATCCGTTTTTTATCCAGCCGGAGCTAGTGGGAACGGAGCGACCCAAAGCATCAATAATCCGCTTATATCGAAATCTATATCTTCTAGCGCAAAAAATGCGTTGACCGAAACATACGCACTTCTTTCTAACAGAAGAAAGGTAAACCTGGAATTTCGTGCAAGCCCCCATATTGATGCGTTGTCTTTTGTTAGAGCAAACCATCAGTTTGGATATGCATCGAACGTTCTCGTTACGGATGCCAAGTATACCTTTAACGGATGTTTTAAAGGTACGATGGAAGGATATATGGTGGAAAGTGCGAGTGCCCTTAGACTTGATAAGGACTCCGTTTTTGTGGCTCCTGGAGAGACCGTTCGTTTAACCGCAACGCTTGTCCCTTCCTCAGAGGATTCCCCAGCAATCGGATGGGAAGCATCTCCTCCCGACGTTGTTTCCATTTCCGTCGTTTCCAACAAAGGCGGCGTTTCTGTTTGCGACATTTCTTTTGTTTCCAGTGGAGATGCCGTAGTCACAGCCTTCGTGTCTTCCGTATCTGCAAAGTGTACCGTTATCAGTCAGGCTCCGTCTTTGTCGGATATGCCGGAAGGATCGTCTGTTTACATTCAAGAAAGTGGTGCGGATGTAGAGTTTGTTGTCGCAAAACATGGGTATGAGCCTGGCTTAAATGGTCCGGGGAGAACACTTCTTATCAGGAAAGAACCTCTTGCTGAAACAGTGTGGAACCAGACGCACGTCAATACATACGACGGAAGCTCCATCGACAGGCTGTTGAAGGGAGATTACGCAAACAGATTTAGCGACACCGTCAAGTCCGCAATGGGGCTTACCTCTTTCTATTACACGGTAGGCGGTAGCACTACGGAAATCAGAACGCTGTCTCGTAACGTCTTTCTTCCGTCTATTTATGAAATGTTTGACCCAGAAGACAAAAACGCAGATGTTTATGTAAATGGCAGTAACCCGTTTTTCAAAAAAGAAGGTTCTGTACTACCAAAGCAAACCCGAAATGTTTTTGTTCAGTCTTATGATGATTCCGTCAATCGTCTTATCCGCAGATGGTCACGCTCCCCTGCGCTACGAGATTTTGATGGAAACCATATCGTGGGCCAACTCGTTGGGACTTACAGTCTTGGAACGTCTAGTGCAGGTAGGATTTTTTTCTCCACAGAGCAGTACAATGCTTGGAGCTCTAACAAGTTCAGCCCCGCTTTTACGCTTCCGTCTACGACTAAAGTCGGTAACGACAAAAAGATTTTGCTTTAAGGAGGGACTATGGCGATTTGGATTACAGACAGAACCCAAGACGATGTTGACCGCCTAAAGTTCATTTATGGTAAAGCCGTGAACGGGACCTGGACGGATGAGGAAAAAGCGGAGTGGCTTTCCGGTATGAAAGGGGCTCTTGACTACAGAGATTTTTCGAGAATAGAAACCGGCATATCCGAGCTTGCTTCACTTCTCGGTGCGGACGTAGATGTCAAGACGGACTGGGACATAAACGGGTATCTTACCACGTCAGATGCCACTAGGTGGCTGTCGAATATCGAATCTATTCGTTCTAAAAACTCAGGAGACGCCAAAACTGCGCCGACGCTTACGTCTATGGATAGGCTCGGGTTTGAAACAATGAACCAGCTTGAAAACATCCTATCAAGCATAGAGTCGCTTGCTAAAACTTATGTTACTTTTTCTGGCGAATACATGACTGGGGAGGGTCAATATGGTTTTTGAAGACCGCATCTCAAAATATCCTGGCAGATGGACAATGGTCCGTGAAGATGGTTCGTCCGAAGTCGTTACGCTTGTTAGAAACGACGAACCCATAAAGGACGGCACACCAATCAACGCATCCACTTTAAATGAGCTGAGTACAGTTGCAGGTGCCATCAACGCAAAAGAGGAAGCCGTTTCGGCGGCAAATTCCGCTGCGGAAGAACGTGCAAAAGCAGAACAGGCTGCAAAAAATGCCGCAAAAGACGTTTCTGCAATTGTAAAAGCAGACTCCGAAAATGCAGCTTTGTCTGCTGCTGCTGCCAAGACAAGCGAAATCAATTCAAAGCGTTCGGAATCTCAGTCTGCTACTTATTTGCAGGGCACAAAAGAATACTTTGAACAGGTCCGCACCATCACCATCGGAGCACAGGGATGGTATGCCACACCAGAGGCGTTAAAGGCTGCGGTCCCGGTAGGCGAAAACGGCTGGTGGGCTGTCGTCGGAACGACCGACACCATCTGGACGTGGGACAACGATACAAAATCGTGGAAAGACAGCATTCAAAAAGTCGATCTTTCCGACTACTACACCAAAGCCCAGGCCGATGCCAAGTTCGGCACGCCGTACACCCTGCCGCCCGCTACGGCGGGCCAGCTGGGCGGC